CGCTCCCGCTATCACCCGCAGGCAGACCGCCGACGGGAACACCTGCCGCGCATCATCTGCCGGGCGTGTCCACCGCACCGCCGGACATCCGCGCGCCCTTGTATCAGTCAAGCCCCGGCAGGCCGTGAAGCGCGCCGGGGCTGGTTGTCGTGTGTCTGGCGCTGTCATCCTCTGACAGCTGCCGCCGTCGTCCGCGATCTGCTCACGGCGCGGGCGCGTCGCCCTCGTGATCTTCGGCGCGCCCCTCTACGGGCTTGCCCGTCTTGGGGTCGTACCCGTCCGCGATCATGCACCGCGCAATACATCGCCGCATCATTGTAGCACGCGGAAGCCCCAGCGCCGCCGCGTAGGCGTCAAGGGCGGCACGGTCATCCGGTGAAACCTGTATTGTAATCTGCTTAATGCCGCACATCTCCCTATATCTTGCGTTTGCGGCCATCTGTGCGGCCTTATCGTATGCCATCGTATCACCTCAACACAATAATAACGCAGACGTTAAAAAAAGTCAATAATTATTCAGAAAATCTCTTGACAATAATTAACACTAATGCTATAATATAGGTGTCAAGAGGAAAGAGGAAAGGCCGACGGGCGGCCGCCTCCCCGGTGCTATCAGTGAGACGCAACCGCGACACGACGAGCGCACAGGAGCCAGGGCACGAGCCGGGAAAAGCCCGATCAGAAGCCGAAAACGGCAAGGAGGAAAAACCATGAATAAACTTAAAATGCGCGATACCCTCAATCCTATTGCGTGGAAATACCTGACCGCCGCCGAGCGCCGAGCGCAGCTCAAAATTGAAAAGGCCAAGGAGTGCAGCGGCCTGCGCCGCTATCCCAGCACTTGCAGCGCCGTACTGGACCGCATCCCCGCCGAGTGGTGGAGCAAGTACAACGCCGAACACATCGGCGAGGTGATGCGGCTGCTGAAAGCCGCCTACGATGACGGACGGCAGAACCCAAGCCCAGACGAGTGGGGAAAAATCCGCTACTAACTCCACCCGATGAGAGCCGGACGGCAACCGGCCGAAACGTCGCCCCACGAGGGGCGCGCGTCGTGGAAAGCCACAAAAAAGCCGCCGCGCAGACGGCGAAGGAGGACATTATGAAAAAGTATTATTTGGTGGGCGAAGATATCGCCCGCCACGAAATCTCCGCGGAAGAAGCGCGCGAATACGCCGGAGACAGTGACTACCGCATCATTGTCGAGGAGGACGGCAAGCAAGAGCCGCGCCGCGTTGCCTCCGCTGATCCCGCTCCGGATTGGGAGCCGTTTGTCTTCCCTCCGCGCGAGGGGTACCGGCTGACCGGGTACAATATCGAGCGGTCAGATTATGAGGGTCGGAGCTTCCCGGCGGACTCCATCCCCGCCGAGGCGGTGAAAACCCGCTGGCCTAACCGCTGGGAGGTCGCCGGGGTTAATCCGGACATATACGAGGCGATCCCCGTGTATGAGCCGATCACATGCGAGGGCGTCGGCGCTTGCGCGTCCTGCAAGCGGCTGACCTGTTCCCGCCGCGGTGCGGGTGTCCGCTGCCGCAATTACAAGGCGTGATTTCACCTCCCGCGTCTGCCGGGAGGCGAAGAAAGGAGAAAAAAAATGAAAAATCATGTTATCAATTTCACCAAGCCCAGCGCGGAGGGCGAGAAAATCGTTGTCACCCTGTCCCGCGGCACTGACTCCGGTGCGAAAAACAGCCTGCCCGCCTTGTGGGTAAAGCACGGTTTCACCGCGTCCCGTCTATCGGACTGGTGGAACGTCGAGGTTGTAGCGATTAGCCCAGACGGCACGGAGCGCCGCCGTTATAACCCGCAGACGACCAAGGCGCACAAGATTGATTTTGCGTGGATGCTCCCCGCGACCGATGAGAACGCTCGGAAGATTTTGGACGAGATCGCCCGCCGCGCGGGGATTGTATGGGAGGTTGCAGCATGAGCGAGACCATGTTAGCGGCAAACGTCGCCGCAATCGTCGCGATCCGCGCCCAAATTGAGGCGCTGAAAACCCAGCTTTGCCCGCTGGAGGATGCCGTTAAAATCGAGATGGCCGAGCGGAACGCCGAGGAAATCACCGCCGCCGGGCACGTTGTCCGCTGGAAGGTCATCACCTCTAAGCGGCTCGACACCGCCGCGCTGAAAAAGGCGCTGCCGGAGATCGTCGAGCAGTACACCAAGGAGGCGCGCGCCTGCCGCTTTACGGTGGATTAAAAAAACGGGTGTATGAGTTATGGCGACTCATACACCCAAGCGCCGCCCCACTACGACATAAGGCCGACGCGGTTATTATATCACCCGCGCGGCAGAAAGGCAAGGAAAGCAATGAATAACTTCGAAAATTTTAATGACTGCTGGGCTGTTTTTGGCAAACTCGGCGTGGAAGATTACGACGACCGCCGCGCGCGCGTCTCGGTTGTGGGTGCTTTTGTCTACCCCTGCAACGCAGAGGACTTTATCCGACTTTGCATCCCGGCGGAAAATCGCGACCGCTTCCGCGTCTGCCGGGTTTCCGACCTGCCGCAGGTGCGGGAGGATATCGCCGCCGGTATGGGCGAGAGCCCCAAGGCATACAAGCCGATATTTTGACGAGCCGAAACAAGCCCCCCCGCATGGGGGCTTGTCCGTCGGGAACAGCCGCCCGGCGCTGATGATGGCAGGCTAACACACTACGACAGCCCAAACGGGCGGGAGGTTGCATCATGTATCAAGAGACCAAAACCGACACCCTGCGCATTTTGGCGCACGGAATCCGCGTCAACGGCGCGAAAACGCTTGTGAAATGCTGGTACAGCATCGATAGTGGCACGGTGCGCATCTATGCGCGCGGCTACTCCGACAAGCTCCCGCGCGACATCCTGCCCGTGCAGAATGATACCGACATCATGACAGATTATTTTGACGAGGACAGCGCTACGCTTTCCGCCGAACATCCGCTCTATCCCTTCTTCCGCGCGGCGGCAATCCGGGAAAAGCTGGCATTTGCCAAAAAGCACCCGGCACATAACGCCACGATTGACAGCGCCCGCGCCGAAGAGGCCGCGCGCCTGTCCGCCGAGCTGGAGACGCTGCCGAGCGGTCAGCCCACCCCCGCAGACGTTGACCGCGCCCGCGCATACATGGACGCGCAGCGCAGAGCGGCGGAGGAAGCGGAAGAGCGCGCCCGCCGTGAAGAGTGGGAGCGCAGCGCAGAGGTGGAGCGGCAAAAAGAGCAGGACGCGCGCGAGACCATCGCCGCAGCTGTCGCGGCTTATCCGCTCAAGGACGGTGCGCCCTATGTCGTCATCAGATGGAGCGAGCACCCCGGCATTGATGAGGGCTTGGCGCTTTCCGTCGCCGCCGCTGATCTGGTGCTATCCCATCTTGACGAGGTGCAGCACGCGCGCCGCGTGAATGATGGGATGCGTGGGTATGATAAGACGGCGTTTGTCGTCCACTACACCAAGGACGGCGAGCCGCTGACTTTTGCCGACCGCTACGACATCGGCGACGGTATCGGCGGACTGGTCGAGGCTGTCCGCCGCTGTGATGGCGATCTGGCCGAGATGCTGGAGGCATACGGCCCCACCTTCACCGCGCCCGCCGAGCAAGCGAGCACGGAAGCCGCCGGGCGCGTCCTGTCCTTTGCCGTCTGCAAGACCTCCCGCACGTATAAGCAAGTGGACGCCGCCGCCGACAGTATAGCCGGGCTGCTGCTGGACATCCTCGGCGCTTCCGCGCCCCATCTGCCCACGCGACAGGCTACCCCGCAGCCATCCGGGCGCGTGCTTGCCTTCCACCGCTGACCCTTCCGCCTGCCTGTTTGCGGTGTTTCCCCTTGTCCGGGTTCCGTTCATCGGCATACCCGGCAGGGGTATTCATTCCGTGGCGGTCTGCCAGCGGGCTACTTCCGCCAGAATACACGCACATTTCACGTGTAATATGGCAAGTTGGCGGGGCGATTCTACAAAATCCCGTTCAAAAGCACCCCCGTACCTTTTTTGAGCGCGAAAAATTTGCTTCCAGATTTTTTCTGAAAATTTTGGTTTCGCAAAATTTGCTAGGGAATTTGAAAAAAGTTTTTCGTACGCGTATAAAATCAAGTATTGATGATATAATGTGTAAAAGGAGGAATGTTAACATGAAGTTGAAAAAAGGTTATTCGCTCGTTTGGGGCGAACCTGAAGGCCACGGATTTTGTGGCGACGGCACGACTGTGCCGGTTTCCCTTGTCCGTGATGGGCAGATTGTGGCAAAGTTTGTCACCTGCCCTTGCGGCCGCGGCTGCGGCAACAAAGACGTCGTGTTGTGCGACGCTTTGGGCAGCCATGATCTTGAGCCGGAGATCGAGGAGGTGCGGGCGGATGCGCTGGGTGTTTCAACTGACTATCTGTGGGGCGACGCGTAACGGCTGACCGTCTATGACTGGACGACCAGATACACAGAAACGCCTCCCGGTGTCCTGTCTAAGCTCTTTTTCCTGCCTTCCTCATTTCTGTTCAAATCTGCGTACTTGTTACAATGCGTTGTCAATCGGTATCAAAAATCACGCCTTTATACCTTCCGTGCCCTTCTAAATCGACATAATTTTATCACAGTTGCAGATATGAACTGATTCCGACACTTTTCGACTTGAAAGTGTGCAAGCCCCACGGGGAAAGTGTACAACTTTTTCCTTATTTCAAGCATAACATGGGGGTATTTTATGATACAAAATTCATCCGAAATCCTGCTTCCGCTGTTCGTCTATCAAAACTGTGGGAGATTTGAACAATCAGATTTGAGCGCCCACGCCATGTACTACATCGTTTCAGCCTATCATGAGGGCACAGGCGACCGCTTCCGCCTGTCCTATCTGGTTTCCCCTCTTTATGACGAGCTGGAGGAAGCCGTTAAAGCCGGGGAGATCACAGACCGAGAAGCGCGTGCTCGTGTGATAGGCTCTATCCGCTGGGATATGCCGTCCAGCGTAGAGACAGACTAACGGCCTTTCCAGCCTGCCTTTTTCCCGCCCTTCAAACCATACCGTCCAGCAGGCAGAAGCGCCCACAGACGGCACAGAACCGCCGTAGAACGATTCCGGTTTCTGCGAGTTACCGCTTGTTTTCTCAAAAATATCAAGAAAAAATCGACCTCAACTTTTTCGGAGGCCGATTTTTTGATTCCTAAAATTTTTCTGAAAATTCTGATTTTGAAAAATGGCTGGATAAGTTTGAAAACTTATCATTCAACATGCACGTCGTCATCGTCTCCGCCAACGCCGAGCTGCTTTATAATCTCCTCGCGGCTCATTGCCGGGTGATCGCTTTCGGTGTTCGTGCCGATGTCAACAGTCTGCTTATTGACCAAGCCATAGTAATTACATCCACGAAAGATATACGGAATGGCCGGAATCTTGCCAGTTGTGACCAAAGTCGCGTCCAAAGTTGCAAGAATCTCTCTAGCCTTTTGGGCGATGTCCTGTGTAGTGAAACCTGATTCCGTGTCCTGAAATCCCTTCACCGCCCCCGTAGACCACTGGTGCAGCGTTTTCCGCGAATATCCGCAGTAAAGCCCAAGTCCTTCCCACGTCGGCGGGACTTCTTCGTCAATACAGTACCGAAAATAGTCGTCAATTCTTTCCATCAGTTCTTTATTGGAGTTCACTTTTTTCATCCTCATGAACCCTGAAACCCTTTGAAGCACACCTGCCATGTAATGTCTATTCTCATCACTGCTCATGATGATTTTTTCTGCTTGACATTGAGGCGGAACATTTTTCATGCTTGTGAAAGGTTTTGTTTCTTTGTTTGGTTCCTTGAACCAAACCTCTCTTTCTGCATCCTTCTTTGTTCTTGCCATTGTTGCTCTCCTTTGCGTCTATTTTCCCTTCTGACGGGTCTTGTTCCAGTGGATGATATTTTTACCGCGTTTTATGTTTATTCGCATCCTACGGCCATTTACGCGCTAGTTCTCTCACTTCTTCCATGGCGTTCCGCTTCTTTCTTCCTCTGTCGGCTTATACTTCCAGCAGCGCCAGTCCGTTCCGATGTTTGCTCTGGTAGACTGCGATCTCCTTCTTCCCCCGGAGCATAAAACTGAATGTATGAATAGTTGATTCCTTCATGTGTCTTCGGCTCGTACCACCCGTCATACATATCATTTTCAATATATACGATTTCGTCACAGCTTTTTCCAAGCTCTTTCACTTCATCCAACGCCAGAACCCGATTCACGCATTTTTCACGATGTAGTGCCTTATCGAGCAAATCCGCCAGTTCAATCATTTCAGCCCTTCGTGCTTTTCCTTTCTTTTCGATTTCGGCCTTGAACCAATCTGGCATTTCCGTCATGCCATAATTGCAAATATCGTCTTTCATAATCTTTCTCCTCCTTCTTTCATCATGTCTTCCATTCTGCATCCCAGCCGTTCACAGATTTTCACCCACATCTGCACCTTTCCCGTTGAACCTTTCCCATTTTCCAGCTTCCACAGCGTATTTTTATGTACGCCGCATACAATTGCCATCTGTTCCAGCGAATACCCGCTTTCTTTACGCAATCGGTGGAGGTTTTTTCCCATGATCTCCGCAATGTCACTCATAGGCATTTTCCTTTCCCTGCTCCCATATTCATGTTAGCAACATTGATTCCATATGGAGGGTCTACAATAGCAAGCTCAAAATACTTATCTGGAAAGTGCTTCATCCCGTCCATGCAGTCCATCTTATAAAAACCAAAATCAAGAATATAATCACCTCCTCGCCTTTTTCTGAAACTTTTCCCATCGCTCATGACTGCGCTTTCTGCTTGTGCCCTCCAGGCAAGCCGTGTAGCGGTTTTCCAGCGCTTGCTTCCTGCCGTCCGCATACGCCTTATATCTCTCGCATCCCGCTTGGCAGCCGACCTCGCGGCTCGCGCAGTCGCGGCATGGCGCGTCATTCACGGCTTTTTCGCCTCTCTTTCCCAAGTCTCAATACTCCTTCGTGGGACTATCGCGGTATATATTTTCCCGCATTTCTCGCAAACGTTTGTGAAGGTATAATTTTCTTCATCGTGCTTCACCTTGAGCCGCGCGTCTGAATACATATGTCGACATAGCTTCTGCCTGATTCGCGTCATCAGCTTTCCCACTGCGTTTCCCGCCTTTCAGCTTCCGTCGGCTTCTTCAGCCAGCAACGCCATTTTTCCCCGTATGTCGGTTCAAAAAATTGGCTATTCACCAAACGCTTTACCGTTGCCGTGCTACCAAAAGCAAGTTCTGGAAGGTCAATCACCATCCAGCGACTTACGTTGCGCTCCTTTTCGTCATACCACAACGGCGCAGCATCCGCGCCGCCTTCGCAATGTGCTTTCAGCTCTTCCAGCGTCAGCACGCGGTTCTTCGGTTCGACGCGGTGCGACGACACAGCTTGCAGCCGTTCTATGATTTCGTCATTCGCCGTGTCTCCGGAAAACTCTATGCGCGGCGATGTGCTCTCACACGTCATGCACTTATACTGCGCAGACAAAAGCCCCCAATCGGGTGTAGTCAGAGAGACGCGGATTTTCATTCTGTCTCCGCAATATGGGCATTTAGGCGTTTCGCTCATCGCTTCCCGGCTGATGTAATCACTCATTTCAATTCCTCCACATAGCACCAACTCTGGGGCTGGCGTTTGATTTCAACAGGCGCATATCCAAATTTCGTTTTCCGCAACCCCATAAATTCGCTCAGCTGTTTCGGGCTATCGTAGATTTTTAGGTTGGAAATGTGCCAGAAATAGGCCCTGTCATGGTAAAAGTACCGGTGCAGCTGATAGTAAGTGCAACCGGAATCTTCTGTCCAGTGCTTGTCCAACTTACCCATGAAAGCCGGGTACGGGATGTCCACGCAGTCGATTTTGTCGCACACAAACTCCCCGACAACCAGTTTTCCGCCGCTAATATTGCACATCATCCCGTTATTAACCTCATAGTTCAGGTTTCCGGCAGTGCAATAGATGTAAACCTTGAAAGGTGCTTCCAGTTTCGGACGGGTCTTTCTGACTTCTAGCGTCTTTTCTCCGGCCAGAATCTTTTCCACCCACTCTGGCCGGATGCTGATAAGTACCGTTTTAGCCATGTTCAGATCTCCGGTTCCATGCTTCAGCAGCTTGTTCTTCCGTGTCGTAAATATACACACCGCCCAAAATCCCACCATCGCACTCATAGCTTGCAATCGGGCATTCCGGGTTTTCCTCGTGAGCGTGGTGAAGCATAAAGCCAAGCCCACTATAGGGATGTTCTCTATATGCCTCATCATGCAGATTCCCTTCGTCATCGCACAGAACAAGGCTAACTTTACCCCCGCAAAACGGGCAGGGCTTCAATTTGATCTCATCAGGCGTTTTCATGGCTCTTTCCCTCCCTTTCCGCTTCAAGCTGCTCGATATAGGCGAGCACGTCAGCATTCAGCGCGGACATACATCCCGTCTCGCTCTCGCTCTCGCAATACGGGCAATCCGTGCATCTCTCACACAAAATGCACAAACTCACGGCTTTCTTGATTTCATTAGGCGTTTTCATCGTTCTTCCTCCTTCGGCGGCTCGGGCAGCGGCATCGCATCCAGTGAGTATCCTTCAAACGTTACCCCATCGTTGTAGTACGCAACGCGCGAAATTATGTCGGTTTGGTCTTGCCCCTTACCTATACGAGCACGGGCAACACTTTCTTTCTCCAGCAGCCTGTCCTTGACGCTGATCCACTCCGGCTTCTTCGCGTCCTTCTCCGCCGCCAGCTTTTCCAGCATGTCGGCAGCTTGTCGCTTTAAGATACTTCCGCAGCCAGAAAGCTCATAAAGCGCGCAACCGCGGCATCTAAAGCTATCGCAGAGCCTCAGCGTCTTTGCTAGCTCTTTCGCGCTCAATTGCGGAATTTCGGGCTGCTTTTCGGTATATTCGGCGTATTTGCACACCTCCGGGTGTTTGCTCGTCGGGCACATGCCGCCGCGATACGGACACGAGCCGTTAAAACATTCGCCATTGTAACGTTCGGCGTACCATTTACATTTCATCGGTCGATTCCTCCGTTTCGTCAAAAAACCCGAGTTGCAACTCGTCTTTGCTCTCTCCACCTTTACCCACCCACCAGCGCAAGACCGATTCACCATCCGTCCAATGCCTATTGATGGGCTTCCCTGCTTTTCGCCTCGCGTCCAGCATCTCATCAAAAGTGCGGATGTAAAATTTCTTAAACTGCGGGAAAAACTCAAGCTCTCTTTGCATGCTCGTAGAGCCGCCCAGCGGACAGGCCACGCAGCCAAGCCGCTTGAATCCGCAATCGTACAGCTTGCAGTACGGCACGTTGCAGAGCCGTATGAACTCCCACACGTCCTCGTCCGTCCAGCCAATAATCGGATTGACAAGCGTTTTGTGCGTCCGATAGCACATCTCAACCATTCTACGGCTCTCGTCGTTATCGGTATTGAGTATCAGCCCGTTTTTGCTCGTTCGATTCGGCTCTGCACCGCTCAAATCCGCTGCGTTGTTTAGCTCTTTGGACGCGGTTGTAAACGTCACAAGCCCTTGGTTGTTCTTGCGGTTTCCGCTCTCTGCCCACCTTACGCCCGTAACCACGACGCGCCCTTTACCGTGCAGCTCTTTGAGGTGTTGGCAACAGTAGCGCATCAATCGCGTTGGCGGCATTTGCTTTTTGACGATCAGCTCTCGCATGGTATACTCAGGCTTTTCGATTTCCGTCTTCGGGTGATGCTTCCGGATGAAGCGTACAAGTTGTGGCGGATCAATCGTCGTCGCGTTGTAGTGCGCATCAAACTTAACCCCGGCCATCTCGCAGAGCTTTACGACACAGGTACTGTCTTTCCCGCCGCTGTCCGCGACATAGTACCCCTCTTTCGGCTCAAACGCCCGCAGCCGTTCTATCGCCGTCTGCACCTTGTCCCGCTTTTGCCCAAAAAGGTCGTACTCGATAAGGCTCATTTCCCGTGCCTCCACTCTCTCCCTCGGTTGATCTCCATCTTCTCCCGCACCGCCTTGTCAATGTCGATGTCCAGATACCCGGCGGCAGACAGCGCCGTGATGATAACGTCCGCCAGCTCCTCGCGGAAGTGATCTTCCTCAAGCACCGAACCCAAAAGTTCCTGATTCTCCACGAAAACGCGCAGCGTTGCATGAACTCGTCCCAACTCTCGCTCGGTATTTACAATTTTGTAAATATTCAAAAGCCCAGAATCTCTCACAACATCGCTATTCACAAATGTTTTCAGAAGATAGTCCCCGTCCCACAGCCCATGTGCCACCGCGTCACTGTAAATCTCATCGCGCAATTCGTTCAGCATGCTCTTTTCCTCCCATCAAAACGGCAGTTCTTCGTCGTCCACCTGCGTGAACCCGCCAAAATCATTGTGCGGTTGCGGCGCATAGGCCGTCCCGCTGTCTTTGCTCGCCGCCGTCGTGTATACCCCCGGCGCGCTCTGTGTGCTGCCCTGCTGGCTCTGCGACAGGAATTCCACCTCGTCGGCGACGATATCCCACGCCGTCCGCTTGCTTCCGTCCTTCACCTCGTAGGTTCGGGTCTGGATGCTGCCCGTCACGGCCACTTTGCGCCCTTTGGCAAGATACTTGCCGCACAGCTCGGCCAACTGCCGCCACGCGATGACGTTCAGAAAATCCGTTTCCTGTTCGCCGTTCGCGTTTTTAAAGCGCCGATTGACCGCAATCGAGAAGTTGCAGACCGCAACGCCGGACTGCGTAGATCGCATTTCCGGGTCGCGGGTCAGATTGCCGATCAGAAAAACCTTATTCACGGCCATTCTCCTTTTCTTCTCCGTATTTTTGATTTTTTTCAAGGTTTGCAATTCTGCCAATCTGGTTCAGGATCGTTTTTCACATTTTTGATTTTCCACAACGACTTTGTTCATGGAACCGAATAATCCATAACACGACGAAGCAACGTCTCTGATAAATTGGGCATTGCATTCAATTTCCTTGTCGGACATTTCTTGGATTGATTCAAGTCCTCGAATAATTTCATACCTCTTCACTTTTTCGATCCTCCCAAGTAATTTTTTATACATTCCGCAGCATCGTACCATCCCCGGCACACCACCGCGCAATAGCCTTGTTTTTGCAAGTCATGCAGCCATAGCTTTTGACAGTCGCTGACCGTCCCGCCCTTCGTGCGCTTCATCTCGACAAAAAGCCCGTGAAACTCTCCGCGCGGGACGGGCAGGAAGATGTCAGGCACTCCGCTTTTCAGCCCCTCAGCTTTCATTCTGCCGCCCGTCATCCAGCTTCGCTTTCCCTCGTTGGGAATGTGAAACATCAGCGCCAATTCCGGGTACTTCCCGCATTGCATCGCCGCCCAGCGAAAGAGGGTCTGCTGTTCTTCGGATTCTGTCGGCGTTGTGTTCCTCACTTACTTCTTCACCGCCTTGCCTAAGATGACCACAAGCATCAATAAACACCACCAAGGATTTTTTGTCACCCAGATACACGCCACGCTCACAAGCGCTTGCGCTATCCAGATAAGGCCGTATCCCGTCACTTTTTTCCCTCCCTTTGCCGTCTTTGAAACGTCCTCATGCAGGTGTACCGACAAAAATACTTACATTTTCCTTTTTTGTCAGTAATCTTATAGACATAGATCATCGGGTATGCCGTCACAAACTTAGTGCCGCACACGGGGCAAGCTCTGGGGGGGTAACACTTGGTCAAGCGCTCCGCGAGGCATTTTGCTTTTCCCTCTCATATCGGCAGTCTCTCCTGCGTCGCTTTCGGTGCGTACAAATCAAGGAAAAACCGCTGGCCTTTCCCGGTGATTAGCGGTGTTTTGTTGATCTGGATACCGCTGCTTCGGGAAACCGTACTCTCATGTACCCGCATCAACCCCATATCCATGCTTTTCTGTGACGGGATGTTCCAGTTTCGGCCTTTTGAGTTCAGCCATTTGTCATTTCGTAGCCTTTCAAACAGCCGTCTTTCTCCGATATCTAGCCCCGCCTGATTCAGAATTTTGGCCAGCGTCCCGATTGAGATACAGGTTTCCGCTTTCTCCACGGTTTCGGCAAACAGAACCTTCGGCGCGTCTGCTTTGATCTTTTCGTTCGCCGCTTCGAGCTGCTTGTTCCGCTCGGCAATCTTCCGCTGCGCAACCATCAGCGCGTTTGCCAGCAGCTGGTCATCGTCCATCATTTCCTGTCCGGCGATATACCCGCCCGTCTTGCGAATCTCCGGAATAACCTCGTGGGTAATCCAGCGCTTGAAGGCTTTCGCTTCGGGCTTACGGCTACCAAGAATCAAAGCGTAAAGCCCCGGTTCGTTGACGGCATTCACGGGAAGCCCGTTGCTCGCACCCTCGATTGAAACTAGGGTGCGTTCATCCTCATCTAAACGCTTAATAACATCACTGCTGTTCCCCAGTCCCAGCGCCCTGCACACATCCGCCGCCACAAACCACGGCTCGCCCTCCAGCATCACGGCGCGCACCGCTCCGAACTCATCCTTGCGAAAAATCGTTACATCGTTCATGCTTAACCTCCTTGCATTTCCGTGAATCGCATCGTTGCGCCGTCAAAATACAGCGTAATCCTTCCGCATCGACCGCCCCGATTTTTGTCCAGAAACAGCTTCCTTTCCGGGTCGTCCTTGTCGTTCGGCGCATGCAGCAGGAGTACCGCGTCCGCGTCCTGCTCAATCGAGCCGGATTCGCGGAGGTCTGACAGTTTCGGCTCGTCGTTCCGCTCGCTCGCGCGGTTGAGCTGCGAAGCGGTCAAAACCGGGATTTTTAGCTCCATCGCAAGTGCCTTTAGCCCTCTTGTGACAACTCCGACTGCTTCCGCGCGGTTGTTTGTCCTCTGTCCTGCATCAAGCAGCTGCAAGTAATCAGCCACGATCAAATCAAGCCCGCCATGTGCTCGCGTCCTCAGTGCCATTCGGCGGATATCCTGCACGGTTCGCGCCCGTTCGCTGATGCAGAACCTCTCTGACGGGATTTCTGCAAAGCTGTCAGCGACTTTGATGATCTCGTCTTCCGCCAGGTTGTGGCGTTCGATTTTGTCCACTGAGACGCCGCTTTTCTGCGCCACAACACGCCCGACGACCTCGTCCGCGCCCATCTCGCACGACACCAGCAGAATTTTCCGGCCGACATCCAGCGCCTTAACCGCAAGGTGCAGCAGAAACGCAGACTTGCCGACGGAAGGCCGTGCGCCGACAACAATCAGCTTCCCTCCCGCAATCAGCAAGGATTGATCGAGCTTCGGAAACCCTGTCTTTGCGATGGGTTCAACTGCTCCGCTCGTGAGCCGTGTATAAAAGCCGCAAAGCGCGTCTGTGCCGCTGATAATGTCTCCGTCGTCTGTTTGTCCGCCCAACTCGTTTAGACGCACCACCGCGCCGTTGAGCAGCTCCGACGTGGATATCTCGCCATCGTTCGCGCTCTTGACTGTATCCAAGCACGTCTTGATAAGCGCTTTCCGCATTGCCGCTTCCCGGATGTTCCGTGCCTGCTGTTCGGCAAGCGCCGTTGTGACGGTTTCCGTGGCGACGACGATAGCCTGTTCAAGGTCGTCGTCAGAAATCACGCCTTCAAGCGTCGGGATATCGCATGGACGACCTTGCCTCTCAAGCGCAAGCGCGGCCTCAAAAATTCGGCGGCAGAACGGGATTGTGAACCATTCGGCTTTAAGCCCGGAATCGCTTGCCTTTGCATCGCCCTTGATGATTGCGCCGCAGAATTCGCGCTCAGAGATCTCTTTCGTGAGACTTTGGTACGGATCGTCCATAGCTCATTCCTCCCTTGCTGTCAGGCGGCTTGTCCGCCCATGTATATCCTCGCTCTTTCTCCTTGCGAAGAATTCCCTCGACATACCGCCAACATCGGCTTTTTTCTGTCGCTCCTTGAGTTTTGTTTATGGCTTTCAGCAGATTTTCAGCTCCGTATTCAGCCCTGAGTCTGTCCATCGCGTCAAAGTCGCCCGAAGCACTGGCGGGTAAACCCATGCGCTTTGCAGCAGCCTCCACGTCTGCCTGTTCTTCCCGCATTCGCCGCAGTTCGTCGTCCGTCACGTCGTCGTAGGGGTTTGGGGTTACGTAACCACCACCAATATTCTTTTCTTGTTCTTTTACTTGTTCTTGTTCTTGTTCTTGTATATACGCGTTTTGCTTGACGTTGCTTTCGTCTGCTTCCGGTTGCTTGGCTTTGCTTGACTTTGCTTGGCTTTGCTTCAATGTGCTTGCGTTTTCTTCCGTCTGCTTGACGTTGCTTTCGTCTGCTTCCGGTTGCTTGGCGCTTCCGCCTTTCTTCCCGCTTGCTTTCTTTGCTTCCAAGGATTCAGCGCACTGGTCGATTTTAAATTGAAGCGTGTCCCAGACATACCATTCCGGCGCGTTCTCGCCAAACGTCGGCAACTCGCCACGGTAGGCATAGGCCATCATGGCCATAAAAAGCCGTCCGCGCTGTGCGTCATCATATCGCTTGAGAAGAACTTCGATGTCTGGGAAGACCTTCAGATAATCCAGCATTCTTTTTCCCCTTTCTCTTTAAAGTAAATGGAGGCAAGCCCCGGAATCGAACCGGGCGGCGTGGGCAAGGTGCTGTGCGTTAAATCCATGAAGCGAATTGTGGAAGGAAAACCTTGATTAGGAGGAAGATTTCGTCTGTCAAGAAGAAGCTCCCGCGCCGATACCTGCTATGCTTGCCATAAGTGCCGCCGTTTTGCCCCGGCGGCTAGGCTGTCTGTGAAACGTCTTTTATTTGCCGTCTTTCCGGCTGCCAGAAAAAATGGTGTGCGGTCTTTCCCGCCGTCAGATGTGAAAAAACAGTTTTGTCTTTCTGCCGTCTCTCCGGCTGTCAATTTTTTTGATCGTCTTTCCGATCTGTCGATTCTAAAGGACACGTTTCTTCGTCTTTCCGAAGCGCCAGAAATGAAATGTGCGGTGCCCGTCTTTCCGAGCAGCCAGTATGATCATAATTTGCCCTTGCTCCGCCATCCTCCCTTCTGTTGGAGCTTTCACCGTTTCAAGCAGTTCCTTCGTGCTTGACTTACCAAAACTTCTTCTGCTCGGCGCGCGGCGGTATCGACCCGCCCCTTCTTCTTGGCGCTGCTTGCCGCCTTGAAGCTGCTCTCCTGAGCTGCGCACCATGCGCAAGGGTTTTAGCCCTTGCTTAATCCGGCTCACATTTCAACCCCAGCGTCTTACAAATTTCTTTCGTCGCCTTGATGGGCTTAATGTGGTATCGTTCATCAAATTCTTCCTGCGCCATCGTGTGGCACTCCGTATGATGCACCCTGCAAAGCGGTTCAAGCGTCATCCCCTCGTGAATGACGGTCTTTCTGTTTGCACCCATGCCAATCCGTGTCCAGTGGTGGATATCGGCTCTCTGTCCGCATATGCAGCACTTTCGGCGCATCAGGCAGGAATACATATACCTGTCAACGTCGTCGGCCAGAGAAGCCAGCGGAACGCGCGTCGGAATATCGTTGCGGAGAATGAAGTCAACTAAATAGGAAATAAATTCTTTGGCAGTTGTCACGTCGCAGTCTGACAGGCTGAATAACTCCCGCTGAAGCTGCTTGAGGTGATTTGCCACGAAGTCATGCTTCATCACATCCTTGATCTCGCTTTGCTCATAGCCGTAGAACTCGCCGATTTCTCGCATCAGCGCGTAAGCCTTGCGTCGCTGCTCCGGGCTGATTCTTCGCCCGTCCGGCAAACCAACCTGTACCTCGTTGTATTGGCGCTTGATGATCTTCTCCATATCGCCGTATGGCACGAAGACCACCAAGCCGCCATCAACAACGTCAACGATCTTCCCCGGCGCTATTTCCATCAATATTCACCCGATTCGTAGCAGTCATAGCAAAGGCATTTTCCGGTTTTCTTTTGTGTCGTCGCTGCAACGGCCCCAGCATCAACCCATTTTCCGTTGATCTGCTCCCCGCTTATCGCTTTTCCGCATCGTTCACATTTTGGAGGTTGCTTCTGCTTCGGCGCTGTCTCCTCTGGTGTATCTTTGTCAGCGTCCGGCGCTGTCTCCTCTGTCGGGATGCTGAAAATCTGGAACATGGCGTACTTATAAGCGATTGCCATTGCCTTGTTTGTGGCCTTGTCTCCACTATCCATTCCCTCGCCGATCACAACCGCGCTGACGCTGCTGCCGTCTTCCGCATAAAGCGTGTACTCCATGGTGACAATGCTGTAAAGGAGGTTCGACCCTCTGGAAGTCTGTCGTTCCTCGCGCTCATTTTTCAAAACCTTCGGGATGCAGAAGAGTTTGTTCTTGACCATCAGCGGATTAAGTGCGTTCATCACGTCGTCAACACCGCGATAGCTAAAACCTTGCTGCTGATTTCGTTTGTTTTTCGTAATCGCGCCGAGTTCGCTCATAACGGAATTGATCGTGCTAAATATCTTTGGTGTTTCTGCCATCTTCACCACTCCCTGTCCATCATGTCATAAAATGGGTTCTCGTCGTCCTGCTGTGTGTCCCAGCTTGCTTCACGTCCTGTCAGGCGCGGAGACCACTCCTCGTCTGTATAAGCCATGTACAGCGCCATTTGCTCATTTGACATAGATGCTCACCGTCTGTCTCAGCTCTGCGCCCTCGACAGCCTTTCCGGCCTTCAAGGCTTCTTTGATCTTGGTCTTGTCCGGCTCGTACTTGGCCGGAATCTCGCGCATGTACTCGCTGGTCAGCTTGCTTGCATCGGTGATTTCTGCCGCAGGCGGATTTTTTTTGAAGAAGATATTTACCTTGGCCGTCTCAAACTTTTCGCCGCCAAGCGACTGGCTCAGATACGCCTTCAGCTTTTCAAGCTGCCCTTCATACACCTTCCGGCGCTCGGAAATGGATTTCTCCTCGTTCTTCATCGCGTCGATCAAGGCCGTTTGCTTTTTGATGTAAAGCCCAGTGTTCTCGATTTTGTCCTCTCGCGCCATTTGCAGCGCGTCCAGCGCTTCCACGCCGATGATCTCGCCCGTCTCCGGGTTTACCAGCTCATAGCCTTCAAGCAGCGCTTCAATATTCGCGTCGATCTGGTACAGGCTCAATCCGCTCATTGATGATTCTCCTCTCTTGCGCTCTGATGATCTCTTTCCGGCGGCGCGAAGCAGCTTTGCTCGCTTGCATTGCGGCCCACGCTTCGCGCCCCATCCGCTCGGCGGCTTCCTGCTGCTCAAGCTCCAACAGCTCACTTCGCATCTTCAAGCTCCTTGATTCGCTTGTTCAGGTTCTTGATATATTCCTCAATCATAATAAGGGGAAGCGCCAAATAGCCGAATTTGTGCAGCAGATTCTCCGTCTCTTTCAGCGCCTCCAATACCGTTTTCTCATCCATTCTTCTTTCCCTCCTTGTCCATTTCCGCGAGGATGCAGCACACCAGCAGCAGCGCCGCACCGACCACGCCAACCGCCAGCGCATACGCAAGCACCATGCCCAGCCCTTCAAGCAGCCGGGCAAAGAATCCGATAAACTGCGCTTTAAGCATTGCTTTTCCTTCCTTCTCATGCTATAATATCCATGGTTTAAATTTTCCATTGGCTTCCGCTCGTGTTGCTGCACGGGCGGTTCTTTTTTTATACCCACTGTTTCTTTCGGCGAATCGGCTTTCCCGCTTCCTTCGCCTCAATAAACCGCGCAAGGCTTCGCACGTCAACGGCCTTACCCTCGCAGGCTCTTTCGATCTGGCCGCCCTTGAGCATCGCGCTGATTGTTGACCGCGAACATCCGAGGATTTCCGCCGCCCTGACGGTCGTGCAGGTTTCGCCGTACTGGATTGCCATTGCCGCCTGTCTGTCGCCGAGGATTGCGGTCTTGAGCGCGTCAAACTGCGCGTCTGTCAATGCCCGAATCTCCATCATCACACCCCCTTAAACAGCTTTGATAGCCAGAAAAAGAAGTTGTACCCGTTGAGCACCGCAAGCGCCAGCATCAAAACCAACGCGAACCCGCCAGCCATCTTCTGGGCTTGCAAAATGCAAACCATGCACATTACTCCCGTCAGGGCTGTCATGAGAATGTCCTTGTTAAACATACTCGCACTCCCAAAGCAGCCACGACAACCAGCCGAAACAAAGCGTGACGATCAGGCTTGTCAGCGTATTCAATACGCTTCCGCCACAAGTGGCGTTCAACCCGGTGACAGTCGCCGCAAAGATGGTGAGCGCAGCGCCCACCCAGAACAATTTCTTCATGCTGTTTCCTCCTTGCGTTTTTTCTCAAGATTCCGAATGACGCATCCGCCGTAATCATCTCTTGTCAGATTGATAAACTCATCAACCGTGAACGAATCATTTTCCAAATCAATCTGATGATTCAGGCAGAATGCCTTTCGGCCGGCCATGCAGCTTCCTGTGAGGCGATTATGCCAGTCGAACAAATCCTGTGCAGGGTATTTCTTATCCTCGCCGTGCGCCTCAAGGAACGCTTCAATGCGCTTTTCTTCCGGCATATCGTCGAACTGTTTTTCAAGCAGCGCGTTCATCGCTTCCCGCAGCGTATCTCCATGGGCGAAGATGCCGTCCTCGTTTTTTACGACGTAACAATCTTTCGTCGTAAAATCCGACATCAGAATACGTCCCTTCGCCGCATTGCCGTGAACATGGTCGATAATCGTAGGAACGTTATCGACCATGTTCACGGGATTACCGGCAAATGAAGTTACGTCGCCGGAGCCGGAGCCGGAGCCGTCGCCGGAGCCGTCGCCGGAGCCGTCGCCGGAGCTCGCAGCCAGAAAGGCTTTGATCTTCTCGTCAAGTGTCATCTCTTCCACTCCTTTACCCCTCGGAGCGACGCAGATGCCTTATCCGTGCACAGGATGATCTGGATTGCCCCCAGCACGGTCATTTCCGGGATCGTCACGGTAAAACGGCAGTTGTCCGGTGCTTTTGTGCCATCCTGCGCCAGCTGCTCAACAGCACACGCGCCGTCCCAGCTCCACAGCTTGCGAACATCGGTCATGGTAACCTCGGAGCCGTTGCGCTCCTTGATCTTGCCAAAAAACACGCCTGCGCGGTCACAGCGAACGATGTAGTTCTGATTGTTGTTCATGATGAAATTCCTCCTGATTTTTGTTAAAATTTAAAGCTCTCTCTGAGTTTCTTCCCGTTGATATCGGCCTCTGCCGTAAAGCAGCGGTGCGCCTCGTTGATGTAGACGACACGCCCGTGCGCAGTCGTCTCTTTCGTGGTTACGCTCATAATGCCGGTACTGCCCTCAAATGCGGCAGGCTTCCAGCTAAATGGTTCTCCGATGTACATGCGTCATTCCTCCCCGAATCTCAGTTTTGTCACGGCAATGGGGAATTCCTCGATCTCGCTTGCCCAGCGTACCGTGCCATTACCGTTGTGCCGCTCGAACACCAGCGGAAAGCCGCCGATGCCGTCAAACAGGCTACCCATCGTAACAGGGCGCAGATATTGTGCGCTGATGCGCTTTGCCAAAAAGTCCCAGAACGGCAGGGCGATAGAGTTGCCCAGTGACTTATAGCGCGGGCTGTCGCTTGGCTTGCGCAGCTTGCCCTTGCTGTCGCGCCACTCGCCGATATCAGTCCATTGGTCAGGGAAACCTTGCAGCCGTTCGCACTCCATCGGCGTGAGGCGGCGTACCACCATGTTTTGCATGACCGTATTATTCAGGTTCAGGCTTTGCCCTCTGCTTTCTTTTGCTTGTAACGTCCCGTTTGTTTCGCCTCCCTCGCAGAAGTTCCGGCAATCAACGGCACATACAACCGGCTGATTGTTTCCGCTCATGCCCGCCGCTGCGGTCAGTGTGGGTAATCTGTCGTCTGTCCGAAGTTCGGCCCCGCCTTGCTGTGTCGCCATGCAGAAAATCGTCTGATCGTTGCCGGTGCCAAGCGTGCCGCTTTTGTCCTCCTGCACTAAAGCACCTTTTCCTCCTCCGTCACAGCCCCCTCTAATTCGGACTGCATAAGAAGCACCGCTTTTAGCGTTTCCGGCAAGTCTTTCCCGCGCCGTTCCGCTCTCCGCAGGATGCCCTGACACGCTTTTGCGCTCAAAGAGTATTTCGCCTGCGGTGTCGCCTCCAAAATCTGCGACAACCGAGATACGACGGCGGCGTTGGGGGACTCCCCAGTGTTGCGCGTCATGCACTCGCCAAGCCACGCTCCATCGTCCTCCCACTTCATCGTGGTACCCCCCCCAGGTGTTCCAACCCTTTTCAGACACTTCAATATCGGGGGCTTCCGGCTGTGCGATGCGGATGATCTCTTCGAGGACTGCCGCGAAGTCTTGCCCTTTGTTGCTTGAAAATGCTCCGGGCACGTTTTCCCAGACCATAAACCGAGGTCTGACCATGTCACCTGTCCGTCCGTTCGCTCTGTCACGTTCTCTCATCTCCTTCACGATGCGGATCTGTTCCATGAACAATCCACTCCTTGCGCCGGCCAATCCGGCGCGTTTTCCTGCAATGCTCAAATCCTGGCACGGGGATCCGCCCGTGATAACGTCCACGGCCTCGATCTCCGCGCCATTGATTTTCGTAATATCGCCGAGGTGCTTCATCTTCTCCCCTCGCATTCTCCGAACATTTCCCGAAACGTCATCCCCGTCAAGTCTTCCAGCGCCAGCAGCAGCCGCACCGTTGTATCGCGGTCGCCGCGCGCCCACGCCGATATCGTAAACTGCGACGTGCCGAGGTATTGCGCCAGCTCTGTCTGGTTATAGTTCATCTTTTCCAACGCTTCCTTGAGCACCGGATAAGTGCAGAACTCAAACGGCGTTTTTGGTCTCACAATCTTGCTCATGCGTGTACCTCCCCGTAGATCAGTGCGTCAAGCGACACGCCCAGCGCTTCGGCAATGTACAGGTACGTCGGCATTTTCGCGTACCACAGTCCGGTTTCGAGGTTATGTATCGTGGTCAGCCCGACGCCCGCCTTGTCGGCAAGCTGCTGCAAGGTCATCCCGCGCAGCTTACGCCATGCCAAAATACGCTTGCCGATTTCCTGCTCAGTCGGAACGCCCTTCGGTATTCCGCTCTCGAGCAGTAACGCGCTTACGGGGACGTCGAACGCCTTCTCCAATCTCCCAAGCGATTCTAACCTCGGGTAACACCTCCCCGTTTCCCATAAAGCGACGGTGCTTTGCGGCGCGTCAATATCCGCCGCAAAGGACAACTGTGAAAGACCTTTCTTCTTGCGCAAATCGCGGATGCGATGACCTAATTCCATTTCTGTGACCATCTTTTCTTGCTCCCTCATTTCGTTCGTTGATAGCGCCGCGTCTTAAACTGCCGCGCGCCCCAATAGGCACCGCGCTCCTGCGTTTGGCGCGCTTCCTCTTCCTTCGCCTCGTTATACTTGGCAATATCCGCCTGATAGTACGGGCAATCGCTGTGGCAGCCTACATGCCGCGTTGGCGACTTGCAGCTGTGGCAGTGTTCAAAACTCATCTCACACCTCGCGGATCGTGATGCCATACTTCGCCAACATTTCGTTTTTCTTTCTGAGATACATTTGCGTCCGTTTCCCCTTGACATCCTCGACCTCTTGCAGCCAGTAGACTTGCCCGTTGCAGTCGGGCGCGGTAGGCCGTTCATAGACAAAGTCCGCAAAATATCTCTCTGGCTTAACGCGTGATCCGTCCGAGCAGATGTAGGTCTCTTGCAGTGTAAAAGATCGCTCTATCTGCAAATTTCGAATAAGCCCTTGCCTCTCCATCAAGGCCAACTCGTCATAACGCCTCGCCTCTTTGGCACTCTTGAACTCATGCACTTTCCCGTTAGGCATAACGCGCGGCGTAAATCGATTGCCGTACTTGCTTTTCTTCGGCTTTTGCGTGCCTGCCAGCTTGTCAAGCACCTGCTTCTGCGCCTGCGGCCCCAGCCTCGCGAGGTCAGCTGATGTCAGCGCCATCGTGTGCCTCCTCCTTGCTGTCCGAGGGGTCGTCCCGCAGGCCGACCGCAATGTGCATCATGTTCTTCTCATCGACGCGCTGGTGAATCTCGTATTGCCCAAGCAACGGGTTCACCTTCGGCCTTTCGAGGTGGAGCGCCTTCATGCGTGGGATATCTTCTCCCGTGTCGGGGTCCTTCACTGCCTCGCCGTAGGCAAGCGCGATCTGGATAATCCAAGCGTCGAACGCCATGCGCAGCTGGTTCAGCCCTTTTATATCCTCGTGCAGCTTCGCATTCGCTTTCATCAGCTCGCCGACTTTTTTCTGGTATCTGCCGAGCTCGTGCTCAAGCCGTTTTACCTTGTCTCTGTTTCTTTCGCTCATCGGTTCTCCGTCCTTTCGTAGTGCAGCGTCAGCGCCCGAGCGATCGGGCAGCGCCGCCATTCTTCGTTGGCGCAGTAGCGCCGCGTGTATTCGTCCAGCTCTTCTTTCGGTAGCTTGACTTGCGCACCCTCGCAGTTGAGATAGTCGCGGTAGTCCCGCGAGTAAAACGGGCACTTGAAAATGCCCCCGCGATACCCGCTCACGGCGCACCGCCTGCCATTTCGGCAGCCGCCGCTTCCCACGTCAGCCCGTGTTCCCGCGCATAACGCGATACGCTCGGCATGAACGCCTCCTGTTCGGCTATCCGCTCGATGTATGGCTTCATCCACGCCACCGAGACGTGCGGGTAAGCTGCGCCCCTGATCTTTGCAAGCACTTGGCCGACTTTCGGGGGGAATCCCCTCGTATCCTCAGCAATCAGCGCATTTACTGCGTCCATCGCCTCGGCAGGGTCTTCACTGCCCAGCATGTCCGACCAGAGGGAAACCAGCTCTTCGGCTTCTGTGCGGGGCATCTTGGCATAGGCCTGCGGATAAGCCTGTTTTAATCGCCCCAAAAGGCTAATTACGTCAGCTCTTTCCACGGTTCTTTTCCTCCTCCAACATCTCGGCGAATACATCGCCTCCGACAAACGGCTTATTCTGCGACGCTTTGCCGCCCTTGTCCTGCTCTCTGGCAAGCCAAGCGGTGATGAAACGTTTAATCCCTCCGCGTGTCTTTCGCTTGGTAGGGTTCGCGTCGCACCATCCCGCCATGTTTCTGAGCTGTTGCAGAACGTCAACGTTCGGATAGAGCTGCGACCATTTGGCCCTGTCGTTCTCCGACACGTCATAGAACGTTCCGTCATTCAGCGGCAAAGAAATCACCGGCGGCGCGTCAGCCGCTTGCGGCTCAGCGCATAATATGTACTCTTCTTTACTCTTCTCTACTCTACTTTTCTCTACTTTACTTTGTCGTTCGATGTCAGCATTTTTTGAAAAAATGTTTACATTTTTCGCAGAAATGTAAACATTGGGCAAAATTTGGGCAACATCAACCAGAAGGATGTTGTAATCGACTTCGAGAGTTTTACGGCGGCTGACTGCCTCGAAGTACCTTTCCTGTATGCCTTTAGAGGTCAATACGTGGTACTTGTCATACTTCTCTTTGTCGAACATCCCTCGTCTGATAGAAGCCTCTATTATTTCGGAAACGACGCTCCCACCCAACCCGACCTTGCGGGCGAACAAAAGCGCAACCTCCTCTGTCCATTCAATGTAGTAACCCGCCTTGCCGTAAATCTCTTGCAGCAAGTGAACGACTACACCAAATCCTGTCAAGCCAAATTCTGCTTCTATCAGTTCAAACTTTGCGTTCAATGTGACATCAAGCGGAAAGTAATCGATCCCGCTCTTTGCCATAGACTACTCCCTTAAAACGGCAGCTCGCCGTCGTCCTCGCTGACCTCTGCAAAGCCGCCTGCGGCGCTCTCTGCGGCGTATTGCGGTGCGGCGGTGTTGTTACCCTCCGAGCGCCTGTTGTCCGCGAAATACACGCTGTCAGCCTGCACCTCGTAGCTCCTACGCTTGTTGCCGTTCTTGTCCGTCCAGTCGCGCATCTGCAAGCGCCCCTCGACGCCGATCATGCGACCCTTATCGGCGTAGTTGCAGAGCACTTCTGCCGTGCCGCGCCATGCGACAACGTCGATCCAGTCCGTGCCGCCCTCTTTGCCGTTGCGATCAACGGCAAGAGGGAACGACACAACGGATACGCCGCTGTTCGTCTTTTTCAGCTCCAAGTCACGCCCGATGCGTCCCATCAGGCAGATTCGATTCATGCTCATTTCAATTCCTCCTCGCTTTGGTGTTGGTGCAGATAGAGCACATGGCTCTTGCCGATGGCGGCGTTTTGGGCGAGCCATGCGCGCGCCTGCTCGCGGGATAGATGGCTCTCCATCGCGCGGCTCTCATAGCTGAATTCTCCCGCCTCCAGCTTGCGCTTCATGCGCTCCTGTATCTCCTCTTCGCCGTAATTGGCTTCGATCAGATAAAGGTCGTAGTCCTGCGCCACAATGCCGTCCAGCGAGGCGCAGTCCGTCGCATAGAACACGCGCTCGCCGTTTGCAAATTCGATATGCCACGCACAATTCGGAACATCGTGAGGAATGGAATTGTAGGACACACAGACGGGGTAGAGAAAGGAACAGGAGTAGAACAGCACATGGCATGCCATGCCCTCGTCGGTCACGCGGCGGTCCACGCCGATGCGTCCCATCGGTTCCATGAGCCACGGAGGGACGCACCAGCGCAGCGCAGGGCGCAGGAAGTGCAGGCGCTTGATGGTCTCGGGGTTGAAGTGGTCGCCGTGAACATGCGTCAGCAGGACGAGCCTCAATCCCTTGCAGTATGGTTCGAGTTCCCGAAAGGGAACGCCGCAGTCAATGAGTATTTCATCATTCAGCAGTACGGCGTTCCCCTTGGAGCCGGTCGAAATGACCTTGACCTTACAGATCATTCATGCTCACCTGCTTGGTGGTGCCGGTCTTTCCGTCGTCCGGCGTACCGAGGGCGTCAGCGGGAGCGGGCAGCTCGTCCTTGACCTTGCCTGTGGTCTCGTCCACTTCGACGGTCTGGAGATCAAAATACTGCTCGCGGCTCGCGCGTCCCTCTTTCAGTGAGGTATACACATTACGCAGGCGCACGATGCTCTGCGCCGTGAACGCTTCGGCCTTGCAGCCGATGTACTTTTCAAGGCACTCCATCGGTACGCCGAAGTCATCCTTGAACGCCTGTCCCATCTTGCGTACGCGGTCGATCATGGGTTCATCGCTCTTTCCCATCATCGTCTTGGTACACGCCGCAAGAGCGGCGTCTACCACGTCGCCGGGGATAATGCCAAGAATGCACGCGCGCATACGGCGCGCGCCCTGATTGGCGACCATTTCATAAATGTCGCGCGGGTCGGTGAGGGCAACGCTGCCTTTCTTGGTGTAGCGGATATGCGGCACGGTGAAGATCTTCGTCTGGCGGGTGTTGGTCTCCAAATCCCAGCAGTAGGCCATGACGGTACTCTCGCCGTTCTTCTGCTCCAGCTCGGTAATGCCGAAGTCGAGGTTGCCCCAATTCTGCGCCATGACCTCGGCGAGACGGATCGACGGGCCGGTCACATTCTCGCCGCCGCGCGGGTATTCATAGATCGCGCGCTCGGCAAGGCTCTTGCGCTTGCAGGCGTTGAGAATGCGGTTGTTCGCTTCGATCTCGTCACGAGGGAAACGCTTGGCGACGACCATTGCCGCCTGCACTTCCTGTGCCTGACGGGAGATCATCATTTCGGTGTTCACGCTCTTGGCGCTCACAACTTCGGTGCTGTTGTAGGTCTGCATTTCGTTCATCGTAATGTCCTCCTCAAATAATCATTCGTACTGATAGCCATTGCTGACAAGGAATTGCTTCAAAAGGCGTAGGCGCTCGCGCGTATCGGTCACGCGGAACGACACCGTGAGGCGTTCGACCGCCGCCTGCTCCACGCGCTTCGGGACGACCTGCGGGGCCGCTGCGCCGGTATCCTCGCGGACGGGTGCTCCGGCAGCACGGGCCTCCTCCATTTCCGTGCGGCGTTTCACGACCTCGCGCTCTTCCTCGGCGCGGCGGTGACGCTCGTTGACAACGGAGATCGCAAGCGAGAGGTCGAGGTTCTTTTTGTACTCCACCATGATCTCCGGCGCGTTCTCGCCCATCGTGCCGATGGTTTTCATGTCCTGCGCCACGCCGTCCACCTTTAGCTTGATCTGCTCCATGAGCTTCTTCGGCGTCTTGGCTCTGGCGCTCGCCATATCGACCTTAACGCCGGTCTGCCCGAACGAAAGAAAGTCGATCTCGTTGACCGCGCACAGCTCCCGAAAATAGCCCAGCAGCATTTCCTCGCAGCGGCTCTTGATCTCGCTTTCCGTCGCGTCGATCTTGGCTTTCAGGTCTGCGTCGGCGCGCTTGTACGGGTCGGCGATGCACTCACGGTAGACGGATTCGAAGCTGTCGTACTTCTCCATGATTGCGGCTTTAATGGCCTTGCGCTGGGTCTCGGCATCGGCAAACTCGCGGTTCATTTCGGCGCGAATGTTCTTCACGCTGGTTAAGGTCTCGTCGGTGCAGACAAGGCTCATTGCCTCTGCGACGCGCTGCTCCGTCTGCTCCTTCCGGCTCATCAAATGCTCCTCGATCACGGGGAGTTGAGTCACTTTCATCAGGGTGTTATCCATCTTCGGTCTCCTCCAATTCTTCAAAATACATTTCCTCTGCGCCGCAGTCCGGGCAGAACTTTTCCGTCACAAGGGCATAGCCGCGCTCCCCGTCAAGGTTATCGCGCCTGCGCAAGACATCGGGCTCGTCAAAGGCCAGCCCGCACCATTCGCAAATGTACATCACATCATCGCCGAGACCGCGATGAGCACCGCCGCCAGCAGCAGGCAGATACCGGCAAAAAGCATTGCCTCGTCTGCCTTGCGCTGCTCGCGCGTCCGTCTGTCGTGCTTTCTCATCGTCTGCACCCCCTGTCGATATACGGCAGCAGATCATACAGCACCTTGCACACCGCGCACGCGCCGATGACGGCAAGCCCCGTCGTGAAGTCGCAGCCGTTGAGCGCGATCACCGCAGCGGCGATGCCGCCGAAAAACAACGTGTCGATCATGCCTCCACCTCATATCCAAGAAATTTCAAGAACGAAAGCCGCGGGATGACCGTGATCGTTCCGATGCGGCTGACCGGAAATCCGAGCTGTTCGGGGTGGTCTTTCGCCGCAATGCTGATCGAATAGGGCTTCCGCCCGAGTACCGGCGCGATATCCGCCGGCGTCAGCACCGGCTTGTCCGATGCAAGCATTTCTTCCACCGTCATGTGCGCTCCTCCTTACTCCTTCGGGATCAGCCGCGTCACCGGCACATTCAGGTGCTTCGCAATGCGCATCACCGTGTAAAGGCCCGGGATTCGCCCTTCTTTCCACGCCGTCACATTGCTTTTGCTCATTCCGAGCGCCACGCATACGGCGCTCGGCGTCGTGTGCTTCTTCTTGCACACTTCTTTCAGCAGTTCGTAAAACAAGTCATTCCCTCCATTCAAATAGTTTGAATTAGAGAACCTTTTGTGATAGAATAAAGCTGCACGTGCGGAAAGGGGTGATGCCCATGCAGGCCACTTCGGCTATCGCAGGCTTCATGCCTACTTTCCTGTGTTCCCGGTAACTGAACGGACAGCGGTGCGGTCAGCGCACCCGTTTCTCATACGAAGCCGTTCAACCGCGCCGAGGGGTGCTCGCCTGCACCCGCAACGCGGCGGAAACAAAGTGTGACGAGATACGGCGGGAAGGCGCCCCGCCGCATTCTCAACCGCGCGTTTGCCTCACCCTATCACAAAAGGCTCTTGACAGTTCACTAAAAAGTACTATAATGGAAGCGCCAACAACCAGCAGAGTACTTTCATTAGGACTGCCTATGGTCTTATTATAGTTCCCCTTAGGAAACTTTTCAAGCCATTTTTGTCCCTTTAGAGTACTTTTGTTCCTATGACCAATAGTGGAGGTAGCTTTTTGGGGACTTTGTACGAAACCATTCGTTCTTTGTGTGATAAGAAGGGGATTAAACCCGGAAAAATGTGCTCTGACTTAGGTATGAGTAAGAGCATTATGACGAAACTGCAAGATGACCCTACAAGAACCATAAAATTAGATACCGCAAGAAAGATCGCCGACTATTTCAGCGTAACCCTTGAGGAATTGGACAGCGGTGATTTATCTGAAAGCGACGCAGAAAAAGCGCCTGCTTTCAATGATGAAAGCAAGCGCCCGTATGTAGATATGGATACCGCGCGCATCTGGTCGCCGCACCCTGTCGCGATTCTGGCCGCGCAGTATAAGGTCCCGACGACCACGTTACAGCAGATCATCGGCTGTGACTTTAACATGGCGGGGAATATCGCACTGGGGCTGGAAGCGCCCACCGACGAGCAGCTTCGCCGTGTCGCCGCTGCTTTCTGCGTGCCCTATGGCGACCTCATGCGCGGCTGGGTTCCCCTGTACGCCAATCGAGACCTTTCTTTTGACAATATTCACCGTAGGTCAGATCGCTCCCATTCACCGGAATATCGGTGATTTTCGGCATGACGGCCTCGCGCAGCGCATCAAATGCCGCGTCGCGTTCGCTTTCTGGCAGCGCGGCGATCCGCTCTACCTCTTTTCGCAAAAACTCCTTTTTCTGCGCATCTGACATCGTTAAGTACTCTTGGCGCTGTTTGTCGTTCATCTTTTTATCCTCCGTATGTAAATAGTTTCAATTATCATATACCGCGCCGCGGTTCATTTCACCGCAGGGAATGGTTTTAGGAGGTCTTGCACGTGGGATTGTATACCGACCCAAATTATTTTGAAAAGCAAGCGCACTACCAGCACCGCAAAGTAAAGAAAGTCATTAAGGCGGTGTCCTCTAAGTCAAAGCAGCCTGCCCCTGAAGAGGCGGTATCAGAAGCCTCGACGCAGGTTGATCCGGAATCCGCCTCACGCGATATCCATGATCACCCCGTTGAACCAACAGTTGATGAATTTGACGAATCTCCCGACTTAACGCAAATGACGCAAGAAGAATACGACGCGTTCATGATGGGAATGACCGTCGAGCAATACCGCGTCTATCGGCAGATGGTTTTAGAAAACGAATCCAAGAGAAACAGGCGAAAGCGGATCAGCAGAAAGCAGCGCTCTTCGGAAGTTGATATCCTGTTGGTAGCATTAAAGCCGCTGCTTTTCGCAGCCGTCATCTGCGGGATCATCTGGGTTTCAATTGAAAGTTCCGGGCCATTGAACGAGTCCGACATGAATGATTCTCCGCCAGTAAAGCCTCCAACTGAAACGGTTGGTAGTGGAGGGGGCAGGCTCGTCCCACTGCAACCTGTGAGCTTTCGCAATGGGCAGATTGTCACATACCCGTCCGGCGATCAGGTCGCACCTTTGACAGTGCAAACCGCTGGAGATTCCAATTTCTATATCGTGTTAAAACCAATCGACGGAGAGGCAATATCCAATGGGGCAATGTCTTTCCTCGTGTCGGCAAGAAGTGCCGAAGTAGATGTGCCGCTCGGCACATACGCGATCTATTACGCGTATGGTCCGGACTGGTACGGAAAAGAGTATAAGTTTGGAGAAAGCACCGAGTATTTCAAATGCAACGAAACGTTTGAATTCACCGCAGATGACGAAATGGTTTACGGGTGGACGCTAACTCTCTATAAAGTATCCAACGGGAATATGAGCACCGATGAAGTGTCGAAAGATTATTTCCCGGATATTTAAGCAAAGCCCTCGCCGCCTCTGCAACACCGGCGAGGGCTTTTCAGCAGCAGCGGGGAGCGGTCGCCGCTGCTTGCTTTGACCTTATCGCGCTTTACCTTACCACTTCAATACCAAGACCTTGCAACACGACGGCATTCGACCGCATTCGACAGGCCCACTTTTGACACCCCAAAAGTATGAAAACCGGAAAAGTTAAGGTGATGTAAATGAACATTCAAGAGCTATGCAGAATTCGTAAAGAAGAATTGAAACTGACCTACCACGACATTTCCGACGCTTCCGGCGTGCCGCTGTCCACCGTGCAAAATTTCTTTTCCAAGCTGTCGAAAGCCCCGTCCATTTACACCGTCGCGCCGATCTGCAAGGTGCTCGGCATATCCCTTGATGAAATATTCGGAATTTCCGAACACTTGACGCCGACCGAGGAGACTTTGCAGGCGCGCAACGATGAGCTGGAACGCCACGTTGACGCAAAGGCTGATACCATCGAGATCATGCGGCGCGGCGTGCGTATCCGCAACGGCGTGATTTTAATTCTGTTTATTATGGTGGTGTTGCTGGCTGTATGGTGCTTGTATATCGATCTGCATTGCGCCGATTACGGATTTTGGAGGGGCTGACATGGCGAATTGCATCAAATGTAAAGCAGCGCTGCCGGATGGCGCGCTGTTTTGTCCTATGTGCGGCAAAAAGCAAGCATCTGTCGACCGAAAAGCCACAAGGCGCGGCAACGGAACAGGGACGGTCTATAAACGCGGCTCTTCATGGGTAGCCGAAATCACCAAAGGCTACCGTGAAGAAGGAGGCAAGCTGACCCGCGTGAAAGCGAAAAAATGCGGCTTCCGCACAAAACGAGAAGCCTTAGAATATATCCCTATGCTGCGGACGCAAAAGCCCCGTGAAAAGGATATCACTTGGCGCAAGGCATATGAGCTTTGGTTCCCAACGCATCGCGCCGACAAGTCCACGCTGAATTGCTACGCCGCTGCCGAAAAGTATTTTGCACCGATCGAATTTATGAAGCTGGCCGCGGTCGAGATTGATGACATCCAAGAATGCATTGATGACTGCCCGCGCGCCAAACAGACGAAAAAGAATATGCGCACCGTGTGCAGCCTGATCTACAAGTATGCCGTTCCGCGCGGATATGCCCCTATGAGTATGGCCCCGTATCTCACCGTCACCGGCGAAAACGCCGCGCCGCGCGCGAGCTTTGATGCCGACCAGATCGAGAAAATAAAAGAGGCGTGCGGCGTGATTCCATACGCCGACTATATCTACTGCATGTGTTACCTCGGCTTCCGCCCTACAGAATTTCTCGGCCTGTCGATTGATAACTACGACAAGAAAGAAAAGGTGCTTCGCGCTGGTATCAAGACCGAAGCGGGCAAGAATAGAACCGTCACGATATCACCCAAGATTCAGCCCATCATAGACCGGCTGTCAAAAGATAAGATATCCGGCGCGCTATTCTGTAACGAAGAGGGGAAAGCGTTCAGGTATGACTATTTCCGCGACGAGGTTTTCTATCCCACATTAAAGGCAATCGGCATTGACAATCCAATCGAAAACAAGCGGCACAAGTATTCCCCCCATACATGCCGTCATACGTTCGCAACACTGATGAAAAACATTCAGGCGTCGGACAAGGACAAACTCGAGCTGATCGGTCACGCAAGCCCCGAAATGCTGCGGTATTATCAGGATGTTAACCTCACCGACCTTCGAAAAATCACCGATGCAATATAATTTTTCTGTTACCCCCTCGTTACCCCCATCGAACGACTTCCCGTTGATATTCCGTCGTTTTTCGGTGACTGGGGGTCAAGAGGCCGTGAGTTCAAGTCTCGCCACTCGGACCAAGAAAAACCTCGAAACCGTTGCGGTTCCGAGGTTTTTTCATATTTAGACTATTCTGGCAAATTCTCGATTATGCCCAATATTTCTATCCTGTTACCCCCGCAGTTACCCTCGCCAAAAAGGCCTCTACCCATTGCGGGCAGAGCCTTTTTGGCTAATAGTGCATCATTTTTTGGGCTCGCTCATCCCTCTCGAAACATCCCTTGCATCGTCCGAACCTCGGCAGCTCTCTCGATCTGCTTCCTGTGCAGATAGTCATAGAGACACTTCATGCCCTCGGGCGGCTCGCCGTGCTCCTGCCGGTACTTCTGGATGACGCCAGCGACCTCGGCGTGGAGCATCGTCATGTGATGCATCTCTTCGCCGGAAAGCTCGTAAAACGTCTTCGCAAGAGCGGGACATTCGTCCTTGTACTCGAGCGCGCATTTCGCGTACTTCATCGCGTCCTCGATTTCCTCGTCGACCATCGCCGACAGTTTTTCAATGAGTTTCATTTTCTTCCTCGCTTTCTGCGGTCGGCTTCGGCATTGCTTTTTTGATCTCCGCCAGTGCCGCGTCGCCGATCTGATTGCCGATGCTGCGCCCTGTGGGCGTGGCCACCATCGCGCCAAGCAGCATCCCAATCAAGAGCTGCACCATCGCGCACCTCTCATATTCGCTGCACGCGCAGCGCCACATTATTGACCGTAGCAGCGGCACCGGTGAGCACCAGCGTCAATGCGGACCCTGCCGCGCAGCAGACCTGACGCACAAGCGCCGGAATGCTGAGATCGACCGTGCCGTTGGCGGCGGCAGTCGCCGAGGCGGTCGCGCCGGGGACGGCGACGCCGTCCTTGTAGAGTGTAACGGTGACGGTTCCGGCAGCGGCAGGCGTGACGGTGACCGAGGCGTCGACATCGTAGTAACCGGCACCGGTGATGTTGACAGCGTTGCCGTTGAGCGCCACGTCACAGCCGTAGCGGCGGATAAGGCTGCCAAGAGGGATGACGCCGTCGACCGCGACTGCGGTGGGCGTCTGCATGGCAGCGTAAAGAGCGGATTTACAAGACATTTTTTATTCTCCTTCCATAAAAATGGCGGGGCTATTGCCCCGCCTGTTACCCGGCCATAGGGGCCTGCCATGTCCCCCGAGCGGGGAATATGGCCTTAAAGGTTGACGTTGCCGTTGCAGCCGCAAGACGCGGGGATGATCTGGCCTGCGCAGGTCGAAGCCACGCCGTACAGTGCGGGCTTGGTCAGCATGCGGCCCTCGATCGCATCCAGACGGCGGTTGAAACCGCAGCAGCAATCGGAGATCTTCGCCGCCAGGGCGTCTGTCTGCTCCTTGGTGAAGATGCCGTTCTTGAGGTTCTGGTTCTCCATCTTGAGGTCGAAGATGGTCTCCTGCAGGCGCTGCTCGTAGATGCGGCTGGCCTGACTAGTGATCGCCTCGGTGCTGGCGTTGATTGCCATGCGCGTGTCGTTGCTCTGCTGCTCGATGAGATACTGCGTGCGGGACGTGTCGATGATCCCCTGCTTTTCGACCTCGCAGTTGCTCACGCGGTTGCAGCCGGTGTCATTGACGGGATACGGCATATTACCGCGTCCAAAGCCAAAGCCGTTGCCAAAGCCGCCAAACAGCGCCGCGATGACGATGATGATAAACAGTACCGCAAGCCAGCTCATGCCGGTGCTCTGATCGTTGTTCATAGTGCATTCTCCTTTCCTCAAAAATTATTCCAACGGCTATTTCAGCCGGGGGAATTTGGTTGAGCGCCCCGTTTTGCCATTCTGCGGGGCCTGTGAGGCGTTCTGTGCCCCACCGAGTATCTTGTTGGCATCGGAGCGCAAAGCCTCCGGCGTCGTACCGAGAAGCCCGCACAGGGCCTTCGCCTGCATCGTGCGCCCGTAGCGCGCATAGAGGCTGTTGGCAATGCCCGGGTCAATGCCGAGCCTGCGCGCCGTGCTCTGCACGCCCTCCAGCGTGTCAGCCGTCCCGCTGATCGCCTGCTCCGCTTTCGTTGCCGCGCTTTGCAGGTCTGCGGAGGGGAACATTTTCGACGCTGCCGCTATGATCTGCTTGAGATCCATTCTCTTTCAGCTCCTTTACTTGGTCCGAGAGGCCCTTGATGACCTCGGCCATGTCGCTCATGGCTGACTGCATCTCGCTCATCAGCTGCTCCTGCGTTTTTGGCGGCGTGATGACGCCAAGCTCAACGAGTTTGTCGTAATACTGCTGCGTCGTGCCTTCCAGCTCTGCGTAGGCGGCAGCCGTCTTCCCGATGAGCTGCTGGCGGTTGCCGAAATAGTCGGTCTGGAAAATATCACCGTTGTCGATAACACACATCATGCAGTTTCCGCCGCTGTATCCGGCAATTGCAAATTGGTCCATGCGCGCACCTCCTTTTGTTGTCTCAATGATAACGAAAAAGAGGCCCCGCAAAGAGCCTGAAAAAGGTCTTTGTAGGGTCTCTTCTTTATGTGTTTTTGATGCCGTCCGCGATTTTGCTGTACGCCCGGCGCCGCCGCGTCTTCACGTACTCCGGTGAGACGTGCAGCGTCTCCGCGACTTCGACGCGGCTCTTCCCGCGCACATCGCATTCAATAAGGCAGTACGCCTCATCGGGCGGCAGCTCAAACGATAAGATATACGCCACGGCCCGCTTGGGGGCCATAGAGGATAATTGCGCGCGGATTGACCTGTGCTGACTGTCCATGCCCGTGTAGGGCTTGCAGAGGCGCTTGCGCGTGGGCTTTCGCCGCCCGCTCCTTCCTGTGCCCGATTAGGACACCGTTATTTTGTCGCTCTCTGGATCATCGTCACGGCTTCCTGACGCGTGATAAGCCCCTGCGGCGCGCTGCCGTCCGTGATGCCCGCCGCCTTGGCCTTGTCCCAGTCTGCCTTTGCCCAAGTTGCCACGGGCTTGGTGCCGAGCTGCGCAAGGTAAGCGTCCATCAGCTTGTTAAACGTTGCCTGATCCATGTATTCCTCCATTTCCGGCGGATACTTGCCCGCCAAAATCATGCTCCCTGTGTACTTGAGGTGGTTATCCCATTGAAAATGCGGGCGGTCGGGGAACTTCTTCCAATCGCCGCCCCACGAAAAGCCGACCTGCTTGCCGATCTGCCCGCAGCGGGCGAAAAACGACGGATCGTCGTACTCATGCCCCTTGACGTTTTTGCAGATATCGAACGCAAGCCCCGCCTTGACACCGTGGAACGTCGGGCGCGTCGCGGTTTTTGCCGCGTAGCCGTTTGCGGCCAGATACCGCTGGTACTCGTCATCTCGAACCGTCTCCGTCACCAGAACTGGAAGCCCCGCCTCCTTGCAGAGGTCGAGGAAAATGACGCAGTTTGCGCGCACATCCGCGCGGAGATCGGCGATATCCCTACTGTGATACATTTTCGTCACCCTTGCTGTCGATCACGTCCTGCGTCTTCTGGCTCTGCGTGCCGAAGTAGAACGCGATGATGACCGCATAGATCGTCATGAAGTCCTGCGAGATGTTGCCCGTCACCGCCATATAGGCGAAAACAGCGGTCAGCACCAGCGTCACGAGGCTCTTGACGCTCATCAGGTTTGCCAGTCTTTTGTGAATCAGTTCCATGTTATTCGTCCTTTCCTTTAATCTTGATACCAGCCAGCATGCCGAGTTCCGCCGTCCACGCGGCGAACCACGCGACGGTCAGGCTGTCCGGCACTACCTTGTCATGCGCGGTCAATACGAGCACCGCAATGCAGTACCAGCAGAGGTTGAGCACTGCCGCAATGACGTACTTATCCCGCTTTCTCCACTTCTTCATAAGGCTACACCCGACAGCAGCCACGCGATAAACGCGCCCGCCAGCGCCGCGAGAGCCTTGTCGACCAGGCTGTCCCACCGCTTCCCCGCCTTGCCCGTGATTGCCTTTACGTCCTCTTTGATCTCTTTGACGTCGCCCTCAACGGTCTCCTGCTTGGTCGCCAGCACTTCGACCGACGTTGCCAGCCTGTCAAGTGCCGTTTGGTGCTCCTGTAACTCATTGATTCGATGCGTATTGCTCTTGCACCTGCTTTCGATCAGCGCGATATCTGCGTCATCGTAGTGCTTTGCATTGTCCATTTTTCACGCCCCCTTATTTTTATGGTGTTCTCCATTGAGCCTATCATGCCGCTTCCGCAAACTCACCACGGGGCAAAAGAACCTGTCGGACCACCGACAGGTTCTTTTTCTTTACGCCGCTTTCTTCCGCGCGATTGCAAGCTGCTCGTCCACCCGCGCGCGGTTCCAATGGCGAATGCTCTTTCCGACGCCGAAGTCCTCAAAGAGGGCTGCACGCTGTTCATCGGAAAGCCCCTTCTGCTGATAAACAAGCTCCATGATCTGTAAGCCTTCACTGTTGCTGATGGTATCCCCGTTTTTGTCCTTCAGGCTTTCGATCCCGCCTTTTGCCAAATAGAGCGCAATATACTGGGCTTCTGAAACGCCCGTTTTTTTGACGGTATCTATGGCCTTTGCCGCCCACCCGTCCGTTTGGTAATTGCTTACGCTCATTTTCCCAACGATGTTGGCATATTCGTAGGCTTTCGCAACGGCATCTGCCTTATCGCCGTCGCTCATGGACTTATAGCTCGCAAGTCCCGTGAGCTCGCTGACGATCTTATAGGAAGTCTGCCCGCGCTTTGTGGCGTACTTGACGTATTCCTCGCCGGTCAACTGTTTGTTTTCCTTATCCACGGTAAAAGATTTCGGTGCGCGCTGCGGCAGGACTTTGGCCTCACCGGTCGCCTCATACAGGCGGCTCAATTCATCTTCCATTTTGCTGCCGCTTACCTTCGAGGTATACGCGGGATTCGAAAAATTGTTAAATGCCCGCGCGACCACGCCTCCGGAGTTTTCCGTGCGCCCCCATGCGTCGATAAAGGGAATCTGCCCGTAGTCAACGCCCGGAATACGCGCGCTCGCCTTGCCGAGCGCATATTGCATATCCGGCGTCAGGAATTTGTTCTTATCCGTATAGGTCGTCATGCGCGTGCTTTCGCCCGTGCGCTCCGCCTGCCCGAAGACCGTCGGGATACCCTGCGTCAAATAACTCGTCGCCGCGCTTGCTACCGCACTGGTTAGTGCGTTTGTGTCCCCGGAGGACGCATACCCCACCGCGTCAAAAACGTCGTTCAAGCTTTGCAGACAGCTCATGGAAAGAAGCGGGTCCGTCACGTTGCTTGCTGCCTGAAGCATATCACTCATAGTGAGATACCCGTTGTTCGCCTGCATCTGCTCGTAAAGGTTTGCCCCAACGAAAAACGGAAGCGCTTCCGGCGCAAGCCAATCCAGCGTAATACTCGTGCCATTTGGCAACTCCATCGCATATTCCTGATGCCCTTGCAGCTCGTCGAACTTTTTCTTCTTCTCGTCATCACCGCCGCTGCCGCGAAGAATGCCCTCTTTCGCCATATAAAGGCCGAGCATCATCAGCCCCGTGCCGGTCAGTCCGGCGGCGGCCCGGTCGATCATTTCGGTCGCCTGCATATTACCCTTCTGCACCTGCACAAGGTCATAGCTTATGCTTTTGAGGAAACCAATAGGGCTGTATTCCACGCCGCGCACCAGAATGTTGGCTGGTGTCTTGCGGAACGGCAGGATTCCTTCGGCGAGGGTGCTTCCGAGGCGTTTCATCTTGTTATCCCCGCGGTATCTGCCGAGATCGGAGATCATCTGTGAAAACGCATTGGTGTCTCGATAGGTTGCTTTCTGCGCCTCTCTGATCGCGTATTCGCGTGCCGCTTCAATGCCTTTCCCGCCAGCGACCTGCTCCGCGGTAATGCCATTTGCTTTGCAGAATTGCGCCAGCGCCGCCGCGTAATGCGGCTTGGAGAACCATGCGTCTTCCGCATCCAGCGCCGTGCTATTGAATTTGCGCATCGCTTCCAGCAGCTTCGGTTTGAAGATCGTGCGCCCTTCCTCGATTTCCTGTCGCACATTGACATTATCATTGTACTTGCCGCTGCCAAGCGCCTGCTCGCGAATGTTGGCATAGTCGCTCCACGCCGCCTTGATAAGCCCTGCGTCCTTCGTCGTCAGGATAGCTTTCGTGCGTCCGACTTTGCCGCCGCTCACAGCATTCGCAGCGCTCTCAATGCCTGCGCCGATGACGTTCTTTACCGTGACAGCAGGAACAAATCCTACGTTGCCAACGATGTTACGCACATGCGTACGTGGATTACCAAGCATCGAAAGGTAGCGCCAAGCGTTCCATTTGTCAATGAAGCGGCTCGGCATCTGTCTGCCGATATCACGATAGATTTCCTTCATTGCCTCGGTGCGCGCATCGTCGTCCTTTGCGTTCAGGAACTTCTCAGCGAGGTCACGGTCAATCTTCAGATCAGGGGCCTTTTCCCCGTACTGCTTTTTGAGATCTTCTGTCAAGTTCTCCACGCTGCGCTGCGCCGCATAAAGCTGCGTACTGGGGTCCTGCTGCTTGAGCAGCCGCGTTGCCTGCAACGCCTGCGCCGCATTTCTCTGGCGCTTTACGATGGTGTCGAGCACATCGATAGCTGTCTCCACATCACCGCTGTTTGCTGCATTGTTGTAGAGCGCCCAGCCAATCGCCGTATTCTCCTTGCTGATTCCCTCTTTGGTGGAATTTTTCCATTTATTCAAGGTCTTTTGCCAACCTTCGGTTTTGATGCGGCTTTCTGCGTCACTAATGGCCTGCTTGTCCGTATAGCGGTCGTAGGAGAAATCTCCTTTTGCCACCATTCGTTCCAGCGTCGGCACCATTGCGTCCGGCGTTGCCTTTGCTTCCAGCACCGTGCGGATCGTGCGGCTGACGTATTTGTCATCCGCCGTCTTCTTCGGTACCTGCACTTCGCGGTATGCACGCTCGCCCGCCGGGATATATCCGTACTTCTCTTTCAACGCTTCGTAGTTCTCCTCGGGAATCTCACGGGAGAATTGCGCGTCATTCACGCCGTTGACCTTGGCGAGGCGGTCCGCTTCGTCTCCGGCCTTGTACTCCACGACGTTCATGCCCGCATTGCGCATCTCGCCCAGCAGGTCCGCCGGCGCATTGTCCGGTGCGACAACGGCAAGCGCTTCATCAAAGCCGACGACGCGCTGGGGCTTCGCCTCGTAGTACCCCGTCGGGATATTGGCTGCGCGGTCAATGAGCGCAAGGATGCTCTTGGCGTGCCCGTCGGATATGGCATAACCTTCCTTGCGGAACGCCGCCTTCACCGCCGCCGTGGTCTTCTTCCCCTTGGCCGCTTCTGCGATGATGCCGCTCAGGTTTTGCTCCTCCTCGAAGCTGTTGTCGTACTTGTGCATCGTGGTGAGCATCAGATCGTTCACCACACGGTCAAGATAGATGCCGAGGTCTCGCAGCGCCTTTGCGTGCTCCTCCTCGCTTACCGTGCGCAGTCTTGCCTCGTCCGCGTGCATCTCGTCCACGGTTTTGTATTCCTGCGTGGCCGTCGCCGCCAGCGTCTCCGGCGTGATGCCGTATACATTTGCGCCCTTGGCCGCGGCCATATTCATTGCCTTCACGATGTTCTCGGCCGTGTAGTCCCAATGCGTCTCCGCAAAGCTGCGCCTGCCGCGATCCGTCACGGCGTCCTTGCCGTTGTAGATGCCGCGCTCGCCCAGCAGCCCCTCCAGCTGTGGCTGCACCCAGTCTTTCACCGTCTGCAGCGCATCGTTCCAGCTTCCGCCCGGTGCGATCATCTCCATCATCTTGGCCGCCGTGGCTTCCTTGTCGATCTCGCCCGCGCTTCCGCCGCTCTCATAGAACTCCTGCGTGCTCCGGATGAAGTCCTCCACCCGGTTAGGGAACACGTTGTTCTTCATGTAGTAGTCGATGCGCTTCTCCTTGGATTCCGGTCTGCGGTTCAGGAAGTTGGCGTGTTCCTCTGCGTAGACCTCCCGGATGGCCTGTTCCGCCGGTTTCATCTCTTCCGCCGTCAGGCGCTCGCCGGTCATCAGCTTCACCGCCAGCCGCGCCACTTCCTGTTCGCCCACCGCGTCGAGGTACCGCTGAATGGTCGCGTTGCTGAAGAAACGGTCGAACTGCTTGTCACGGTACACCGGTTCAAGGCTCTTGCCCTCGCTCTGAAGGAATGCCGCCTGCACCTCCGGATGGTTCGCCAGCTTGTCGGCGATCTCTTCCGGCTCCCATCTGGTCTCATTCTCCAATCCGATCTTGCCCAGCGTGCCGCTGCCTTGGAAAACGCCGCCCGCAAACTGGCTGGACAGGTTCTTGATGTTCTCATCGAACGCCCGCCGCGCCTCGTAGTTCACCTCGCGCTCCACCAGGGCGTTATCGTGCGTCGGCGTCCATGCGTCGCCGCCGTAGACCTTGTTCCTGCTGTCCGCTTGCGGATCAATGGTCCCGCGCGGGAAGATGGCGGAGTATTCGCCGTAGTTGGCGTGCCCCTCTTTTGCCTTCACGACGGCGATGGAAGGCGACGGCCACGCGCCGATGTCGAGCGTGCGTCGTAGCTTTTCCTCGGTCATATTGTGCATGGCGACGAGGGTTTTTGTCTCTTCAACCGGTGTCTCCATACTGAACTTCGACTTGACATTTTGCGTGTCGCGAGATAGACTATACTCAAGAGCATCCCCTCGCAGAGCGCCGCTGTTCGCAGTGGAAGAGCCGTTAATTTGGGGGATGCTTCTTTCTTGCATCTGCCCAATATTATAGATCATCTTACCGTCTGCGCTCTGCGCCGTCGATATCGTAACCTTGTAATATTTCCCGTCAAAGTCTTTGAAAAACGCCGTGCGATAATTCCAACCGCTACTTGCCATGTCTCCATGTCGACTGTTATGATCTACAACGTTCCTGTCCCCCTTGACAGAAACCTGCGCCAACTCGTCAATATGCGATGCTGCATTTACTTTTCGCTCAAATGCCGCCTCGCTCATAGTACGCCCATCGCTGGTGTGGTTGTCGCTCAGTTTCCCTGCCGAGGTCGCAGTCAGGACCAATTCGTCGCCATCCGCGCCGATAAGCTTAACGTCTTGTCCACGGCGGATTTTCCCGTTAATATAGTCTTCCAGTTGTTCGCTCCAACTCTGCGGGTCATTTCCAAAAATGACCTGTCTGTCGGCGCGGACATATTTTTTGCCATCGGCAGCTTCTTCAATGCTCGCCCTGCCATTTATTTTGCTTGGCGGCGCACGCGTGCTTTCCTGCGCAACGGTTTCGCTCTCCACCTTGATATGTGCAAGAAGAAACGCTGCCGCATCGCTGATCTCACTGTCGGCGAAAATGTTCATATCGCCGAGGCTGTCGCAAACCACCTCTTCCCAAATTTCCTGCGCCGTCATTTCGGTGCCGGCATAAGCGTCTGCATACGCCGTGCAGAGGGAGTCAACCTCACCGCCGGTAAAGGTCTTATCGATGCGCGTGCGTACCTCGTTCAAATCGACTTCGCCCTTTGCGATCATATCATGTCCGGCCTCATGCCGCATGATCTGGTACGACGTAAATTCCGGATGATCCGCACGGATAAATACGCGGTCACCTGAAACGTAGCCGCGCACCTGGAACGTTTTCCCGCTCTTGTCACGGAACGTCAGATTATTCCCGGCAAAGAACGTCACGCGCAGACCGCGCTCTTTGGCGAGGTCCTTCGCCTTGCGCATTTCCGCCGTCTCGTTCTTCACAAGATAGACGCTGTCATTGAATGCGCCTCTGCCGATGCCAAAGCTCGCAGTGCTTACTTTTTCTCCATAATCGAGCGCAGCTGCTTCGCTGTCTGCGAAGTGTCTCCCTTTCTTCCGGCTCTGATCTCGTCCTGTGCTTTCTTCCACGCCTCGTACTTCTCCGCGGGGATTCGCACCGTTATCCCGTTCGCTGCCGTCGCGTAAATGTACTGCTTCTCCATGTTCGGCTCCTTCCTGCTGCGCGTATTCTGCGCGCAGCTCGTCCATTGTCACCTCTCCTGTCTCGAGGGCAAGGCGGTTGTCAGTTACATACTTGTCAAAGCCGGTCGCCTGCGCCTCTGCGCCTGCGATCCGCTGCTTTGCTGCAATATAATCCGTGTTTGGGGCGACCGCCGTTCCATCAACAGCAGTGTACCCATTCGTCAGCATGTCGTCAAGAACGATCTCGAGCGTTTTCGCCGCTTTGACGTTCTCCTGCCCGTTATCGTTGATGATGCGCTGCGCTGCATCAATGATTTGCGTGCGCGTCAGGCCCTCGTCCATCGCCTTGCGCATGGCGGGTGTCTCGAATATCTGATTGCTTCGCTGGTATCCGTTTGCTGTCCGCTGCCGCGCGCCCTTCTGCTGTCCGCGTGAAAGGCTTATATCAGCGATACCGGCGATCTGCTCTGCCGCCGTACTGTAATAACCGTGCAGCTCGGGGTGGTCAAACTGGAAAGCGTTTACATTTCTGCTCGATACATTTTCCTTCGTGCGGCTGTCGATGTGCTCGCCCGTTCCTGCCGATTTCTTTGCGTCGTTCTGTCCGGCAATATAGCCCGCGTAGGCCGTCTCATTCGTCGGGTTCGGGTTCGCCTTGCCCTCTACGCCCGCATTGTAGGCAGGGATAAAGTCCTTCACGTGCTCCGCCGTGTCCTTGCCCTCCTGATACGAGCCGCGGATCGCCTTGCGCCCGCTCTCGCCGATCATGCTGTCATAACGGGCAAAGAGCCGGTCGGCAATACCGTTCACGATTTCCGCGTCGCTGCGCGTCTCCGTCTGCGTCTTCGGCAGTTCGGTACGGCTATCATAATAGCGCCCGCCGCGGTTCCCGATGGCTTCCACGCCACCGCCAAGCCCGCCGAGGATACCGCCGACGAGGAAGTCGTTCAGAATTTCCGATGCTTCCAGCTCGCTATAGCTCCCGCCGAGCGTCTTCCCGTTATAGATCATCTGCAAAGCAGGCTGGATGAGGTCTTCAATGGCTTCCTCGCCGCCCTCTTCGAGGAACGACAGCGCAATCTTGCCCGCCGCGCTGCTGTTGAGCCCTTGCATCGTGCGCTCGATGACATCATCCAAGAAGCCCTTACCGAACATCTTTTTGAACGGCGCTGCCGCGTTGCCGATCTTCTCGGTCGCCACGCTGAGCGCGCCGCTTGCAAAGCCATAGTTTACCTGCTGCTCGTGCGTTGCGCCCTGTCTGCGCGCCTCCTGCGCGCCACTGCCCATGCTACGAATGGCCATAGGGAAAAGTGCTGTTCCAAACATAAAGGGCGATAATGCAATATCTTCTGCCATTTGTGTGCCTGCAACACCCGCATCAACGGCAAGCTGCCCGACTTTGCCCAGCCCACTTTTCGCCTTGTTGATATCTTTTGCGCCGCTGTCGGCCAGCCTGTCAGCAGCCTTGTAGATTGCGCCCGCCGTGCGCTCAACCTCGCCGCCGATGCCGTAAGCCTGCCGATACGCGGCCTTGCGCGCTTCCAGATTCGCGATGACGGTGCGTGCCGTTTCGCGCTCGCTCTCAGTGCTGCTGGGGTCTGCCAGCACGTCGCGCTGTGCCTTGATATCCTGATCCCACAGCGCAATTTCTTTCTCAGCTTCGCCGCGGCGCTGCAAGCCGCTTCCGGTCTGCGCCAAACCGACGGCGTTCGTGACACCCGCACCATAGGTTTTCGCCGCGCCCTTGACGGTATCGCCGACGCGCTGCGTGACCGTCGGTGTCTTAACGTCCTGCACGTGCTGTTCGAACGCTTCTTTGCTCTGGTAGTTCTTCGCGTCCTTCTTCTGTAAGGCCCCCTGCGTAAGATTCTGCGCAAGCGCGCTTTGATTTTTTGGCGTCACGACATTCTGCCGCGTGCGGAACATGGGGCTGCTCGCCTTTGCGGGAATCGTTGCCGCCTTGCTCGGTTGCACTGTCGGCTTCTTCTGCACCACATTGCCCGTAGGGGATGTGCGCTGCACATCCCCCGTTCTCACAAGCCTGCCGTGCGTGCCGGTTCCAACAACCGTCGTCTGGCCCTTGCTCGCTTCCACTTCCGGATTCGCTTTTACTAATCGTCCCATTTAGCCCTCCTCGTAGGAATAGCCGTACTGCGTCAGCAGCTTCTGCATTTCTGCCTTCTGATCACTCGTCATCAGCGGCCATGCCTTGTCGAGCGTCGAAAGGATACGCTCGCCTTCACCGTTTTTCAGCGACGTGTTGAATCCGCTCAGTAGAGCAATAAACTGACCCTGCGGCAGTGTCTTGCCGCTGCTGCCGCTTCCGCTGCCGCCGCCCTGCCCCTCGAGCCAGCTCTCATAATCGTCATACAAACTGCTTGAAGAGGAAAAGCCGTACTTCTTATAGTTGTTGGAGATAAAGCTCTTGGGATAGCCGCTTGCCTGCGCCGCTGCGAACAAGCCATCATAATCCGCCTCGCCGCCGCCCGTAGGCGTGGTGCTGACGCGGGTATTTCTTCTCGCGGCCTGCTGCGCGGCCTGCTGCAATTTATACTGCCATTCCGCATTATAGCGTGCGTCCTCGATGGCGTCGCGTTCCTTCTGGTAGTTATAGTTGAGCTTGTCCTGCTGCTTCTGATACGCCAGCGCATCCGCCGTCTGCTGGTCGCCCACCTGATCGCGCGCAAGCTGGTAAAGATAGTTGCGGTCAGCCAGCCAGCGGTTGTAGTTGTTGTCCTCAAGGCCGATGAGCGTATTCAGGTCGGCGCGGTCAGCATTCAAGCCGTCCTGATACATGCTATAGGCAAGCTGCTGTAATTCGGGAATCTTGTCCGTCATCTGGCTCATCTGGTAGTCGCTCGCCTGTTGGCTCGCTGCCACCGCCGCCGTGGACGGCATCCCGCCCGTCATCACTGCCGCCTTGCCGAGCACATCCTCAGCACTGCGGTCTGCCTCGCGCGTGTACTGCTTGCGATACTGCTGATAGAGCGGGTCGCTCGCCGCGTCGTAGGAAAACGGCGTGCGATTCAGCAGCGCGTCGAGCTTTGCGCTGATCTGTCCGCTCTGATCGTAGTTGTAGCTGCTGTCGCCCAGCTTATCGAGCCAGCTCGTGTCAGCCTTTGCAGGGCTCGCGCCCGTGCCGAGTTTGATGTACTCGCTGCCGTCCACGCCGCCGGAATAGTCGTACTTCGCACGGATTTTCTCCGCCGCGTCGTGCGCCGCCTGCTGGCCCGCCTTGTCTCCCTCGGCATATGCCTTGTTGTAGGCCTCGGTATACTGCCGGATGAGATCAAGGTCGCCAGAATCGTTGATGAGCGTCAGGTCTGTATTCTTGTGTTTGAAATTATCTGCCATTGTCCCCTCACTTTCTGCCGCCCGTCACGTATTCGTACTCGAGCGCATAGAGCCGGTATTCTCCTGTGGCTTTGATTTTTAATCTAAAGTGGTCGCAGCGGCGGATCGGGCAGTTGAGCGTGAAAACGTCTTTCTCCTGTGCCCCGCAGCGGTCGACTTCTTCCCACGCGCCGCCGTCGAACTTGACAAGGAACACGACCGTTGCGCCCTTTTCGCATTCCAGCCGCGCCCGCACGCGCTGCACGTGCTTCGCGTCAAACGATCCGCCGTCGTAGTCGGCAAACTCCGCCTCGCTAATAACAGCGCCCTCGCGTGTTGCGCCGGTCGGGATATCTGCCGGGTTCCCCAGCAGCACGCACCCACCGTCTACTAAGGCCATGATACCGCCCGAGTAGGCCATTTGCACCACGGCAAGCGTATCTTCCTTATGCCACACGCCATTCTCGCTGCTGTAGCAGTACAACGCCGCCTTGCCATCCTCTTTCAGGCTCACGTAGTAGTTGAGGCCGTCGCTTCCTCCCACCGCGTCGGAGAAGCGCACATCATCACCCAGCGCGCGTGAGATGCAGCGCGGCATGCCGCCGCTGTACGCCATGATGCCGACCTTCGAGAGGTAATAGAGCGTTTCACCCGCCACGGCGAGGCTCTTGTGGCTGACCTTCATCACGCCGAGAACAGCACTTGACATGAGTTGGAAGTTTGTCGGAATCGTGCCGTACATCTTGAAGATTTTGTCTTCTTTGAAAAAGCATGGGTAGCCAAGGTAGCTCACGCACGCCGTGAACGCCCCCGCCGTGCCGCTCTCCACGCTGAACGCGTCCGTGGATAGTCCGTCAAACACGTTCCAGTTGTACGGGTCGCCGAGCTTTGAAGCAAAGATGCTGTCGCCCTTGCAGCCCCACACGCGGTTCTCGTTCGTGCAGACAAAATCCATGTCGGGCACGCTGCGCTTGAGCGTGACTGTTCCGGGCTCCGTGATGCTTTCCTGCCCGTCGGGCAGGCGGAAGGTGTTTTCATAAAAGCGCAGCGTCTTTTTGTCCTCGCTGATCTCCCGGATGATGGGTGTGCGGTTGTTGTAGGTCTCCTTTGTGCAGCCCGAGATCGTCACGGCGTCGCCCACGTTGAACGGGAACGCCGCGCCGGTCGTCGTGATGCTGTTTGCCGCCGCCTTTTCGTCGGCATACGTGCCATTCCCGAATTTCAGCCCCGCCGCGGCGTAGCTCGCCTCCATCGGCTTGATCGTGCCGTCCTTTTCGCACACGATCTTGTCGGGGAAGATGAGCACGCGCTCGCCCAGTGCACAGAAAGTCTTTTCGCTGTCTGCGACCGTCGTCTTCTCTTCACCGTTGATGTAGAGCTTCGTTCCGTACACCTCGTATAGCTTGCCCGCACTGAAAATGCCGTTCGCCTTGCCCATACCCTTGCGGACGGTATAGCGCCGCGCACGTGGAGCAAGAAGCGGGAAGTATCGCGCCGACAGGTTTTTCATGTCGTAGAGTTCGCCGCCCGCCGCACCGAACGTGTGGTTAATGCCGCCGAATTTCTCCTGCTGCACGCGCCGGTTCGTATATGCCGTGATCTCAGGCAGTCTCATCCGGCCCCTCGCTTTCTTTCTTCTCCGGTGCTTCCGTGCCGTCGCAGATCATGGCGATGTTGCGAAGCGACTGCCGCACCGCCGCCACCACATCGACGGCATCCCCGTTGACGTTCAAAATGCCGATCAGGCGCATCGCGTGCGCCGCTTCCTGCTTGATCTTTTCATTCATGCTGATTCCTCCAATCGTTTCAGCCGTTCTTCCTGCTCGCGCACCTTCGCCCACAGGATCGGAATGAACTCGCTGTACCGCAGAAAATAGGTCTCGCTGCCGTCCTTGCGCTTGGCCGCCGCCCAGCCCGCGAACTCCTGCGACGTGATCCCGCATTTCTGCATCGCCGCCTCTACCTCCTGCGCGATGAAGCCGGTGTGGAAGCGCCCGCTCGTGCCGCTGTTCAGCTTGTAGCGCTTCGGCTCGACGAGCTCAAGCATGCGCACGTACTTCTCCGGCAGCGCCTCAATGCTGTTCTTGATGTTTCGGTCGGACCCGTTCAGTTCGTTCGTGCTGCAATAGATCGCGCTCCAAACGAAATTCGGCGCACCAAGATTGTACCGGTTATCTGCATTCGGGGCGAAATCGCCGCGGCAATCAATGAAGTCGTAGTCGAAATTGAGCGCTGATCTTCCGTTATTCCCCGACAGATACAGGTTTCCGCTCGTCGCGTTCAACTCCATCGCCTTGCTCTCGAGCGTCATTTTGTAGTCCGCCGTGCTGGCGTACTCCGTGTAGATGTCCCCACAGCGTCGTCCCTCATCATTGCGCACGGTGATCCTGTCCCCTTCAATCTCCGTCGCTGTCAGCGTGCCATAGATGTTCACTGCATCCACGCACAGATCAATGCTGCCCGTGCTCGCCACCTGTACGCCGTTGTAATTGAGCTTGAAGATCGTGCCGTTCTCGCCGCTCGTCGCGCCCAGCGTGAAGCCCTCGGCGCTCTGGTCAAAGATGCTCTGCGCCTGCGTCGCATCGATCTTCCCGCTCACCGTCGCTCGCAGGCCGTTCACGTCGGTCTTGATGTTAGTGATCGCGCCGTCAAGGTTTGAAACACTTACCTGCAAGCCCTTTGCCGTTGTGTAAAGCTGCGTGATGTTCCCCTCGGCGTCGCTAAGTCGAGCATCTAATCCTTTTGCTGTAATGGAAATTTCATTTACATTCTTGTCCGTATCCTCGATCTTGGCGTAGATCGGCTCGGAAATATCCTTGATAAACTCGCTCAGTGCATTCTGATTGATGTTGCTCCCATCCAGATTGAAGAGCGTATACCGCAGCTGTTCGAGTAGCACGAAAAGGTAGTCATAGACCCCGTTGATCTGCTCCTGCGTGTCTTTGCCTTCCCCATTCGGGAAAGTCGTCTCCACCAGCTGAAATGTCGTCGGCACTTGTCATCACACCTTCCAGTTGCCCTTGCTCTCTTTTCGGTTCTCGCGCCGCCACCATGCCATAGCATCGGCCACCGCCTCGTTGGCAATGGCGTGGTCGTTGGCATAGAGCGCGCTGTCCTGATTGTAGGCGTCGAGCTGCGCTGCCAGATATAGGTGGTAACACTCGTTGTGCCCGTCCGGCAGCAGCAATTCCATATCCTCGACGCTCGCGGTGTCATCCTCCACGCTCACTTTGATGGCGGGGGCTTCCGCCCCCATCATCTCGGCAATTCGGTGCTCAAGCACCATGAGAATTTCCGCCTTGCGCGGCGTGCTCAATTTGTTAGGCCGCAGCGCGTCCGCGTCACGGATCGCTTTCAGCATTTTCATACATTAGACCTCCGTGAAATACTGCCCCATAAGCTCGTGTGGCAGATACTGCAAGACGATCTTCCCGCCGGCGGCCTCGCCGATACGCTCGCAGAGGTACGTCTTGCCGTCCTCGCTGTCGAGGTAGTACTTGCCATACTCGTACTCCATGCCGCGGCTTGCGGGGATTGGATCATCCTGCGTGCCCGCGTGCGCAACGTCGATCACGACCCACAGCGCGGGCGTTGCGCTCGGCTTCCAATCCTCCTGCGAGGTGTGCGCTTGACGGCACTTGTACACCTTGCCGCCGTAGCTCCTGCGGTCGCCCTCCGCGTAAGCAACAGGATACGCCCATGCCGTGATAAGCTCGGGCACAGTCGCCGCCTCGCCGTCGCTCAGGCTGACCGCCGCCTGCTCGATGATGGGCCGCAGCTCCACCGCACGGGCGTATGTGACCGGCGCGCCCGCAAGGGCGGTAACGGTCGCTTTGGCGTTCTCCGTCTCCGTGGGCTTGCCCATCTTGATAGACACAGTACCGTTGCGGTGGTCAGTGATCGCCCCGCTCAGGCTGTACATGCTGTTGTCCCACTCGTTGACGACCTCCTCGGTCTCGCCCGTTGGATTGCCGTCGTTGTCAAGCTTGTTCACTGTCTCGCGCAGCACGATGCTCCACGGCGTGTTGTCAGTCAGCAGTGCCGCGACCTCGGCGGAGGTCATCGTGAGTGTGATGGTCTTGGTGTCGCGCTCGCCCCACGAGCGGTCTTTGGGGTTGCCGTTGATCTCTGCGGGGTATTCGGTGTTGTTGACTTTGATGTAGATTGCCATAAATAATCAGTCCTTTCTTTTCTTTAGAAGCAGAAGCCGAAGGCCACGCCACGGATAGCATTTGCAGCACTGTTTATAGAACTACCTGTGCTTTTGACAGTACAATAATATCTGGTTCTACCGGCAGATGGAGAACGCTCCCACCAGTCGTATGCACTGCCGTTAAAGTTCTTCACCGTGCTGTTACCAGCTTTGTAGTAGTCGTACTGCGTGCCTTCACCTGAGTTGGAGTTAATGGAACTACCAAAAACTTCAACCTCGCTCAGTAAGAATAGGCTATCTTTCGTAGTTACGAGCACGTGGCTCCGACCGCTGCTCGCGGAAATTTTGTTCACCTCACGGATGCCGCTCTGTACGTCCGCAGGCATCTGCTTCAACATAATGGGCAAGTGCTCTACTCGCATAGAGCATTGTGTCCAACCCATGGCATTTGGAGCAGTGGAGTGCATTGCCTTTGCTATCTTATAGCAATCATGCAGTTGGAACGTCAGCGGAGCTTTGCCCGATCCGTCTGAATAGTCGTCGTGGTTCTTGCCGATGATGTCGATCAGATAGTCCGAGCCGCCAATGGTCATGGGTTTCTGGTCTGCCACCTTCCATGCGTCGGGCACTTCATTGTTGTGACATGCCTCGATGATCTGCTCCCACGTGTTGTTGGCAAATACCGGGTCGTAGCTCGGCTTAAACGTAATGTCATACCCCGTCCCGTCGATAAGCGTCCTGCCCTTCTTGACGCTGTAGCTCGTACCGTTGACGAGGCACTTGCCGCCCTTCACGTCGTAGGCAGTGCCGTTGATTAGCGCTTTGTGTGCCATGCTGCCTCCTTACGAATAAACCCAGTTGATCGCGTAGTTTTCCGTGGGCGTGGTCTCAACGTTCACGAGCGTCTGCTTGACAATGTTGCCGGATGCAATGTAGTCGCTGCCGCGTGTCGCCGCCACCAGCCCGCCCGAGCCATTGCCCTTGATGAGAGAGGTGGTGGAGGGGATATTGACGGGGCCAGCGGGGCCCTGCGGGCCGGTCGCGCCGGTCGCGCCTTTCTCACCCTGCGGGCCTTTCTCACCCTGCGGGCCTTGCGGGCCCATGAGGTTGACGGTCGCGGGATTCGCAAGCCCGCCGTTGTTCGTCCAGCTCAGGTCTCCCGCCGCGGACACAGCAGGCGTAAAGGTTGCGCCTTTTGCGCCGTCCGCACCTTTCACGCCATCCACCCCGGCAGGGCCCTGCGGGCCCGTCAGGCCTTGCGGGCCGGTTTCACCTTGCGGGCCAGTCTTGCCCTGCGGGCCCTGCTCTCCCTGCGGTCCCCTTGGCCCCTCGGGGCCGGTATCTCCCTTCGCGCCGTCAGCACCGGCAGGACCCCGTGCGCCCGTGTCGCCCTTCGGACCCTTGAGGTTCACGGTCTCAGGATTCGCCTTGCCGCCGTCGTTCGACCATGACAGGTCGCCGTCGTCGCTCATGCTCGGCGTGAACGTCACGCCGTCCTTACCGGCGGCACCGTCTGCGCCCTTGGCACCATCCGCCCCGGCAGGGCCTCGAGGACCGGTCTCGCCGGGATTGCCTTTCGGACCCTGCGGCCCCTCGGGACCCGTGTCGCCTTTCGCGCCCTGCAAGGGGCCGTTGGGGCGGAACTTGCCGGTCGTGCCGTCTAAAATGTAGATGTCATATGGCTCTGACGTGCCCACACCGTAGGCGTCGCCCGGCTGCGCGGTCGCGAGTTTAGCCTCGTCCAGCGCTTCCGCCGTGTCGTAATAGCCCAGCACCTTGAAGCCGCTGCCGGTCTCCCCCTTGGGACCTACTGGGCCCGTCTCGCCTCGCGGGCCCGTCTGCCCCTGCGGGCCCTGTTCGCCCTGCGGGCCGCGCGGACCTTCTGGGCCGGTCGGTCCGGTCGCGCCGGTGTCACCTTTCTCTCCTTGGGGACCGGTATCGCCCTTGTCGCCTTTCAGCGCGGCGAGCTGTGCCGCCGTAAAGTCGGAATAGGTAAAGGCATCGCCCTTGTCTCCCTTTGCGCCCTGCGGGCCAGCGGGGCCGGTCTCGCCTTGAATGCCCTGCTCTCCCTGCGGGCCGCGGGAGCCGGTCTCACCTTTGGGACCCTGTGGCCCCGTCGCACCGGTTGCGCCGGTCTCTCCCTTGGGGCCGCGCGCGCCGGTTGCGCCCGTGTCTCCTTTGGGGCCGGTTGCCCCGGTCTCCCCCTTGGGGCCCTGCGGGCCGGTATCTCCCTTGGGGCCGACTTCGCCCTGCGGTCCGGTCGCGGCAACGCCCGTGTCGGAAAAAGCGCCCGCCGTGGCGTCCCACTTGAACCAGTTGCCCGTGGTCTCGTCGACGTAGGGCATCTTGGAAACCGCCGTCTCCGCATCCGCCGCCGCCTGCAAAACCTCATCTACCCAGCTTTGGTAGGCTGGAGGCGGTGTCTCGCCGCTGTCTTCCAGCGTTTCGCGCACGCGTGTTTTATATATCTGGCTCTTCACAATGGTATCGCCCACGGTATAGCGCAGCTCTGCCGCGCCCTCACCGGCCACCGCCGTATCAACGCTCGATACCAGCCACACGAGCGCGCCGTCTTCTTCCGCCAATGTCACGGGATACGGCTGCGCATCGCCATTTCGCTGCACGATCAGGCTCGCCACGCCATCGCCGTAGCCCTCGCGCCACTTTTCCAGCACGTCAAAGACGACCTTGCGCGCCTGATTCTCGCCCCTGCGCCCGAGCTTGATCTCTTCGAGCGCGTAGGCATTTTCAATAACCATGTTGTCACCTCTCTTATGGAAAACGGCGCAGCAAGAGCGACTTTTTTCGTCCCTTGCTGCGCCGTGTCGCAACTCATTTTTCGTGTCTCGCGGTCGTATTCACTTACGCGTTGTGGGCCTTTGCGCTCTCAACGTAGTCGCTGCTCATCGTCTGGATGAGATTCGCGGTCGAGGCATCCTGTCTCATCTGGTTCTGGATGGCCCACAGGAACTTTCTCTTGACCTGCACGGTCACGCCGCGCTGAATCAGGCAGCTTTCGCCGTTCACGCACACCAGCAGGTCATCCTTGTACTTGCCGCTGTCCTTGAACAGGCGGACGCTGACGTACTCCTCGCCCGCGCGATCGGCGTTCACAGCCGCAACGGCGTTCTTTGCTTCGCTCATCGGTCTTTCCTCCGTTTCAGTGGCGGGGGCGGCGTTCACAGCCGCCCCCTTGGTGGTTAAGTCAGCGGGGTCTCATCGAACGTGGAAGTCGTTTCCACGCGAATCATATACGCCTCAACCAGACGTTCGGCGACCTTGGTTGCCTTCCAGCCGACGGTTGCACGCTGGTTCAGCGGGTCAGCCGTACCGGCAGAGCCGAGCGGCTTGACGATGTGCTCAAGGCCGCCGCCGGTCAGCTCGGTCGTGCCGTAAGCCTCCGCGCCCATGATGAGGGTGGAGTAGACGTTGCGGCCCTTCGCACCGGCTTCGCCCGGATAGATGGCGGTCGACGCCGTCGGGGTGGTAGCAGGCGCTTCTTTCAGCGTGATCGTCGCGCTGCCAGCACCCGCAGCCGAGGCGCTTTCGATCTCAAGAAGCGCACCACCGATGACGACCTCACGGCCCGCCAGCTTTGCGGCGTCAGCAGTGGTGATTGCCTCGTTTACGGTCAGAACCTTGCCGGATGCGCTCTTGACGGTCAGGTCGCGTGCGCCTTCGGTCAGGTCGTCGGCGTGGAACACCTTCGCTTCGGTCGTCTCGATGAAGCGGACGCCCGCAATCTTGCCGATCTCGTCGTCGTAGATGTTGCTGGTGTCCTTGTACTCGTGCGGGCGCTTCCAATCAGGGTCATCCTGAATGTCGTAGGAACAGTCAGGGTGAATGATGGCCCAGTAGGAGCCTTCATAGCGCGGGGCGTTCATGGTTTTCAGGAAGCGAACCGCCTTGCGGACGGCACGCACCGTGAAATAGTGGTTGCCCGTGGTCTCGCCGCCAACGAGCAGATGGCGGCCCGTCACCTGACCTTCGCCGTACTGGACGTTAGAGCCACCGTTAATGACCTCGCGGGTGATGGTGTCGAGCGTGCGGCCCGCCTGAGAGCCGAGCAGCACCGTCGCTTCCTGCAGGTTGTTGTCGATGGCGGTCAGGTCGAGGATATCGGAAATCTCGACGAAATCGCCGTACTGGTCGACCTGTGCGGTCAGCGTGGTCATGGACAGCTTACGACCCTTGGGGGTCACGCCTTCGGTGATGGGCGTCAAGGCCTTGGGCAGCGGATCATACTTACGGAACTCGATCTCCTTGCCCTTGCCCTTGGGGATGTTGCGCTTCTGCGCGAATCGGTCATGCACCAGCTCGGGTTCGGCGTTGTCGATCAGGGTGTCGCAGTAGTAGGTTTTCATCTCGCCCGAGAGACCGGCATCGGTCGTCACGTTCGTCTGGCCCTCAAACAGGCTCAGAATAACGGGCAGAATGAAAATGTCTTTGAACTTCTTCATAGAGTTTTGTCTCCCTTCTTACAGTCGGTAAATTAGGCGGGCATCAGAATACGATGCGCTCGCCGCGCCGCACGCGTCTTGCGATCTCTGCGCGGTCGGCCTTCGTGAATTTGCTCGGGTCACTCTTGACAATGACCCCCGGCTGGGAAGTGGTTCCGTTCTCGTTCGGGCGCATTCCTTTCGCGCGGACGTTGTCCATCACGCGCTTTTCCATCTCCGCCGCAGCTTTCGCCGCGCTGCGAGCCTGAATGTCGCCTAAATGGGATACCTCGTAAGCGTCTTTTACAGGAACGCCAGCGCGCAGCATCGCAATGAAGCGCGGATTCTCCGCAACTTCGCGCTTGAGGTCGAAGTCAGGGTACTCTCCCGGCGCGTCCGCCGTTCCGACCAGCTCACTCGCCTGACGAATCCAGTCGTTATATGTCTCGTCGGCTTTCTGCTGGCGCTGTCTGTCTTCTTCCTGGCGTTTGAGCGCCTCATTTTCCTGCTGCATGCGTACATACTCACGGTACTGTTCAACGCTCATGCCCATACTCTCCGCTTCCGCGTTGTAGAGCACGCTGTTGAGCGCCGCATCGCCCTCAAAAGCCGCACGCAGCTTACTCATATCGCCGTCCGTCACGCCATAATGGCGCATCAGTGTGTCGATAATGGGCTGCGAATCGGCGATCTTCTGGTCTTTGGCCTTCTCTTCGCCAAATCTGCGGTTGATGATGCGCTGCGTCTCCGCAGTGTACACGTCCTTGTATTTGCCGTTTACGAGATCAAGGAACTCCTTTTTGAGGTCTTCCCCGCCTTTTTCCGCAGCCCCGGCGTCGTGCTGCTGCATCTTCACGCCCTCGCCTTTCGGCTCGCCAGAAGAGGCTCCCGTATCATCAGGTGTCTCCTGCTTGCCGAACACGACGTTGGCGTATTCGCCCGTTTTGCCCTTCCGGGTGGGAGAAGAGCTTGCATTCGTGGTCTCGCCCTGTGTGCTCGCGCCTCCCTCAGCGCCGCCCGATGCACCGGCAGCGGCTCCCGCAGCGGCAGTGCCGCCGTCAAAGAGGCTCAGGATCACGCGAAGCGTGGTTTTGAGGTTCATGGTATCCCTCCTGCTTGTCAAATCGCGGATATTCGGCCCTCCGTGTAGGCCGTGCAGCGCTTCCCATCATCCGCAGGGGAGGGGAGAGCGGCGAAAAGATGAAGAAAAACGCCGACCCTCCCTCGCGGGCGTATGAATAGGAGGAAGCCACTCGCACGCCTAAAGCGTAACATGCGGCTTCCTCCGTCTCACCACGGGTGAGAAAAAATTTTTAATTTTCTTCGATGCACTCGCAGATAGCGTCCGGCCTCGTGGTCTCAAGCTGCTTGAGCCCGATGCAGGCCGCAAGAAATGCCGCCTCGATGCGCTCATCGCCTCCGCAGTGGATGAGGAAGCGCGGCGCCCCCTCGTCTATCTCGAAGCCATAGACCTCGCACTCTCCCTCAGCTTCCATGTTCTTCACATAGCCTCCGAAGGCATACATCACGCCAGTAATGTAGTTGCAGCATTTCTCGTCCGCCGAATGGCCTTCGCACAGGATCATGTAGCGACCGATTTCGTGCTCGATGTGAACCATCGTCATGCACTTACACCCCCGGCATCGCCGCGCTGCTGCCCGTGTCCATGTTCGGCTTAGACTGTTCGGCAAGCTGCTGCATGTAAGGCGTCTGCGCACCCTGCGCGTCGGCGTTGCGGCTTTCCGTCCCGCCGCTGCTCCCGCTCTTGCGCTTCGAGCCGCCGCCTTGCGTGCCGCCTGTCATGCCAAGTCCCATATCTTGACCCGTGAGCTGCTGGATGACCGCAAGCGCCTTCTGAAGCTGTTGCCCCTGCTGCTGCACGACGTTGTAAAGCGTTGCACCCTCGTTGACCTGACTCTTGATCTTGTCGATGCCCTCGAAATCCATCATGTCGAGCGCGATCATGCTTTCCTGCGCCCTGTCGGGGGAGAAGAAGCCCAGCGAATAGAGTTCCTTTGCCCGCTCGTTCTGTTCCGCGCGGGAGAAGGGGTTCTTCTTCTGCGCTTTGATCTTGATATCGAAGACCGGCCTGCGGAACAGGTCATTGCCGAGGCTATCCACGCCCGTCACCTGATCGCCGAGCTCATTCACACCGATCTGCGCATACTCGTAAGGCATTTCATTCGTGATGCGGAACGTGCGCGCTGCATCGTAGAACTGCCGCATGCGCTCGATGCACAGCTTCACGATCTTCGTCTGCGCGCGGTAGCAAGCCGAAATCATGTCACGGCTCGCCTTGTTGCCCGCCTCCTGCAATGCGGAAATAGCCGCCGCAGCCGTCGCGCCGCTGGACGTGCCGCCGTTGGACACGTCGCGGTTGGAGCTCGTTTCCTTCATCTCGTCGATCTTCATCTGCACGATGTTCGCGTAGATGGAATCGAGTGGGCGCGTCGTTACCTCGCGGAGCCTGCTCTCGTCGATCTGGCCAGACACGTGGATGATTGGCTTGCGCCAATCAAGAAACTCTTCTTCGTTGATGTTCAGGCTTTCGCTGGCGAAATACCGGCGCTTGCTGCCCATCATCGACGTTTCGAGGATGTTGCCCCACAGCTTGTCGATGTAGAGCTGCGGGTCCTTTGCAATGGCCGTATAGCCAAAGCCCGCGGGCGTGCCCTTCTCGGGGAACAGCACGTCGAACACGAACGGATATTCGCCGTCTTCGTAGAAGCCGCCCTCCGCATATTCGGGATCATTCTCGCTGGCGTAAATGATATGCTCCTCGTCGATGAATTTCGCATAGTGCAGCACTGTGCGCTCGTCGGCGGCCCTCTTGCGGTAATACCAGTCGATGACAGCGACCTTGTTGCTCGTGTCCACCGTGTCGTCGTACTCGTATTTTGCCGTTTCAATGCTGCTGCCGCTGAGTTTGCCCGCAAACTGTGGATATTCGTCCTCGATAATGTCGCGGTCGACGAGCGCCACCGTGAACACGTTGCGGCTCTTCTGGATGTCTTCGACGCCCGGCTCCCAGAAGATATTCAGCGGGTCAATGCCCTCGATGGCGATGTCGCCGAGCCCGTTGTCTTTCTCCTTGTCCCAGAACACGCCGTAGATCGCCACGCCGTGTTTGAGCTTTTCCCACCACTCGAAGCTGTACGTGCTGTCAAATTCGTTGTATTCCATGATGACCGGCAGCACGGACGAAAGCGTCTTTGCGCTTTCCTCGTCGCTCTGCTCACGCGGCAGGCATACGGGCTCGGGGTAGTTGTCCATCGCGTCGGCGTGCTTATTCATGATTGAGTTAAACAACCACGCACTCGCAGGCTCGGGCGATTCCCCCGCGTCTTTCGTCCCGCGTCGGATATCCTCCCAATGCCGCAGCTTCCACCAGCTCTCCTCGCTGATGATGCGATTCTCGAAGTTGCTCTTGCCCTGCTTGTACTTTTGCAGCGTTTCTACGGCGTCACCGATCTCCTTGCTGCCGATGGCTGCGCCGCTGCTCATCGCCGCGTCGCTGTCGCGAAATGCGCCTACAAGCGGTGCTTCTGCCTTTGCATCCAACATCGCAGCAGCGCCAGCCGCGTCGGCCTGCTGCTGCGTCTGCGGGAATTTTCTTGTCCCTGCCATGTCTTCCCCTCCTGTCAGTTGTGTTGGAACCACGCGTATCTGTCGTAGCTCGGCGTATTGATGTCCAGCGGGTCGTACAAGACCGGCTTCGGCGGCTTATTTACCCGCGCCGCAATGGGATTCTCCATGCACACATAGCGTGTCATGTCGTAGATATGATCCTCCTGCTCGGTGTTCACGTCCTCAACGTCCTTTTCGTCGTAAACGAGGTTTGGCACCGTGCGGATGAAATTTTTGCACGTATCGAAGATATACAGCATCGGAACGCCGTTCTCATCAAACGCGAATCGGTTGTGAAGCTGCATCTTGCCGTCGATGCGGGCGTTATCCCCCTTCTCGAAGTAGACGCGCTCGCGCTCAAAGAGCGAGCCGATGCTCTCTGTGCCCTGCGTGCCCCAAATGGCGGGGTCGCCCACACGGAAGATGTGCCGCCCCTTGAGATTCGGGTCTTCGGCCTCGATACGCTTCATCTCGCGGGCCACCGCCGTCGGTTCCATCTTCACGCCCTCATTCGGCGTGCCCGTGCAGCCGTAATATTCCCGGATGTGGTACAGCCGCCGGTCATGATCGACCGCAAACCAGCCGATGGCAAACGGCCTTGAATAGCCCCAGTCCATCGCGCACCAGACCGGCCACTCCTTCGGGATCTGAAACGGCGCGATGACGTGCGTATTGATGCGGTCTCGGTAGTGCTCGCTGTCATTGCGCCACTCTATAAACACCTGGCCGGAGAACGTGTCCCAATCGCCGTAAAGCAGTGCATTCTTCTCAGCCTCCGGCATCGACGCAAGTCGCGTCAAATAGCTGTCGTCGTTCTTGAGCAGTATCTTATTGTCGAATACCGTGCTCGGCACAAAGATGCGGCTCTTCTGCCGATGTTCTTCGTGCCCATCCGGGAAGCGCACGACTGCATCCTCACGGATGGTCCTCATCGGCGGCGCTGCTGTGATGAAACGTTCCTTGACCCATCCGTGCCCCACACCGCCTGGGTTTGCCGTGCTGCGGATGTATACGCGCGTCCCCGGCCCGTTCGGTCGGTTGCGGGAAAAGAGGTAGCTATATTCCTCCCATGTAAAGTGGGTCAGCTCGTCAAATGCGATAAAGTCATACGCCTGACCTTGATACTTGATCTTGTCCTTTGCATACTGCATCGAGCCGAAGAGTATCTTCGCCCCGCTCGGGAATGTCCACGTGTGGCTGCTGCCGTTGTAGCGCGCACCCGGATAGATGCGGGGATAGTAGTTCAGCGTCTTGTCAATGAGCTCGGCAAGCTGCGGGAAGGTCTTTCGCAGGATGATCGCCTTGTAATACGGGATATCCACCTGCCGCAATGCCTCGATGACCAACGCATCGGATTTTCCCCCGCCTAACCGGCTGCGCCGCCGTATAGAGCCTCGTCCTCCCAGCGGCTCATAAAGAGTGCCTGCTTGGGCTGCGGCTTCCATACCACGCTACGCTTCGCCATTCGCATCACCTCCCGCGTCCTGCGGAACAGGCATTACCGCGGGCAGCTCTGCCACACCGCACGCGCTCTCTCCGCTGTCGTCCTTCTTCTCGTCATTTATCCAGCGAAAATTGTATCTCAGGCTGAATTCCGCACCACGCTGTCCGTCTCGGTCGAAGAGGCGTTCCTCTGCGTAAGCTTCGATGCGGGCCTTCGCGCGCGTAACCGTGTCAACGAACTCTTTCTTCGCCTGATAGTTCAGCAGCGCTTGACGGCTTGTAAATCCAAGTGCAAGCGCCAGCCCCGTCACTGTCGGCGGTCGCTGGTGAATGATAAACGGCTGCCCGAATTTGTCGAGGATCGGCATCCCATCGTCTCCGATGATTGGCTCACCCTTGCAATCTTCAAAGTATCGGTCAATGACGGCCTGCATTTCTTCGACCGTCGCATATTTGGGAGGATGCCCAGTTTTCGCCATGCCGCCACCGCCTTTCTTTTTTATGCTGCCAGCCCCCCGTCCTCGGCCTTATCGCGCAGCATTCTTATCCCCGCTCGGGGAACCGAGCTCCCTATTTCCGACGGTAACACGTCATCTTTTATTTCTCACCACGGGCGCGGAAACTTTCTCTTCCCCTTCTGTGCTCTCCTCTGTATAGTTACATACACACAACATAGATACATCCTGCGTATAGCACCCTCTCCCGAAAGAAAAGAAATATAAAAGAAAAGAAAGAGGTTCTCCCTCACGGCAAAAAGAGAAGCAGGGCTTGCGCCCTGCCTCTTCTTATGCCATTTTGAGCTTCCTCTTCACCCACGCCAACAGGTTCCACCACGGGTGGGCTTCTGCGTAGTCAGCGCGCCCAAACTCAAAAGCGGCTTTGTCCCACATTTTAGTTACGTCATTCCGCAGCGCGTTCTTTTCAACGACAGAGCGCGTCAACTCTGCATTCGCTCGCCCAAGCGCCGCCTCAGTGTCATCGAGCTTATTTCGCAGCGAATCCGCGTCTGCTTTCAGGTTTGCGATCGCGTTCTCGCGGGTGATGGCCTCGCCGTTCATCTGGCTGATCTGCTCGGTCAGGGCGGCGTTTACCCGCTTTAATTCCTGCACTTCCGCCTGTGCGTCCTCCACCATCTTCGCCATCTGGTCTTTGGTGTACTTTTTGATTTTGATGCTCATAATTTGGCTCCTTTCATTCGTAGCTGTTCTTCCCGTCCCCGGTCGCTCACGATGCTCACGACCTTGCAGTCGCCGTATCGCTCGATGTCCATGGCGATGCGCTCCTTGATGCCCTGCGCGTCAGCGGCGGGGACGTTGGCTTTAATCGTGATCGTCAGCATGTGTCCTCTCCTTCGGTTCGCCGTAGCTGCAAAAATCGTCCGGCTCTACGCAAACCGCCTCGCCGGAATACCCACGTTCGGTCTCTTTCGGTTCGGTGTGCAAATAGCACAGCCCGTTCGGGTGGTTGCGATAGTGCTCGCAGTCCTTGCACCGAGTAACGACCACAGCATCGACGATGGGAATAGCCCTAATATCTGCTGCTGTAGCGTAAAGCTCCCAATTTTCATCTGGTCGCCAATGAATAGCATCCCTGTCAATCAGCCTCATCGCTGACACCTCCGTCCATCTTCGCGCCGCAGTTGGGGCAGAAACCAAAATGGTTGATTACCTGTGCGTAGTATTCCTTGCCGCAATTCGAGCATTTCGCAAAGCCCTGCCGCCAATTACCGTTCTCGTCAAAACACGGCTCGAAGCACCCATGCACCACCGGGGCCACGTCGGCGGCGGGGAACGCTGCGATGACAGCATATACTCCATCCGCAAATAGCCTTTCTACCAAACCATGTTCGCCAAGCTCCATTTTCTTGAATTTGGTAATGAGCGCCTCCCGCTTAATGTATTCATCCATTGTCAGAAGTCCTCATCACATACGCCACGCAGTTCTCAGGGTCATTCCCACAAAGACATGGCGCATATACGCACGAATCACAAATTGTAAACATCTCAGTTAGTGTCATTTTCAGCCCTCCTGTTCCACACTTCGATTTTGTCCGCCTTAATTACAAAACCGGAAAGAACGCAGCCGTTGTACCAGTGCTTCCACTCCCCACGGTTTGCCGTTCTCATGATCGCGCCCATAGGCTTATTGTCTGCGCCACAGAACGGGCAGGGCTTCAGTTTTACTTCCATTGTTCCGCCTCCATCTGCTCTATCTGGGCGCACAGTTCATCCGTTACGTCATTACCGTAGCTGAGTTCTTCGTAACCCCAGCCACCGCCGTCGCTCAATTTCTCCACATCTATCCCGTGCTGTCCAAGCCAAGACCCTACTTCACGGTCAAGATTGCTTGCCATTCTTGCATAGAGCGCAATACGGTGCATCTTCTCGCGGATATACTTCGGTACTTTCATCCCGCCCTCCTGTTCCAAGCGGCGACCGCATTCTCGGGGTCTTCATCTGTCTCGTCGAAGGTTGGCCCCATTGCGTGGCAGCTCTGGCATTCGACCCACGAAGGTTCAACTTCAATATCGGCGTCCACATAAGCGCCGTTACTGTCGATCTCTGGAATCGTATAGACCTTGCCGCCCATGAGCTTTGCTTCGCCCCCGCAGAACGGACACCGTTTCACTTCATCCAATGTGACGCCGCCTCCTTTGCTTCCTCCTGACTAAGAAAAACAACGCTTCCGAAATTGCTGAGCCGTTCATAATCTCCGCCATGTCTCCCCTCCAGATAGACCGCATCTGCCATGACGTGTAGCGGGATTGCGGGCTCCATGTCCGCAGCCCACACCGTATCTCCAATTTTGCACGGTCGGATGACTATTTGATGGTTTCTATCGGCCTCGGCCAGCTCGCGCAGGCGGGTATAGCTGCAAAGGCTTTCCAAATCAGCAAGGCGCATGAGCTTCAGCGCAATCTCGTCCGCCTTATCTTTCGGTAGAACTTCTTCCGGCGCACACCCGCTGTCCTCGTAGGCGGCAATCCGATCCTTGAGGCGATTGCGGCAGTACAGCGCGGTGCAGTCAGCCATCGGCTTACCATGCTTACCCGTCCAATCCGCTTTGCACTTCTCGCAGTCCATCATTGCCTGCCCATCGGGGCCTCGCTTTGTCAGTCGATCCATCACTCCACCTCCTGCATCCAGCCCTCACGTTGGCAATTACGCCAATTGTCGTCAATATCATCACAGCCATCTTCTTCCTTGTAACTATGCGGGTGCTCCTTCGACCACTGCTCGACGGTAGCGATAATTCTCTCGAAATCTTCATCGGGCATGACATGGCTAATGACACAGAGCCTTTTTGCAAACGGACAGCCATAGCAACCTTCGTACGAGATGCACATTCTCTTGCGCTCTCTCAAAAACTCTAACGCGTCCATTTATGCCTCCATTCTGTCGATCACTTTTCGAATCACGTCCCCGCCATAAGCGTCTTTCGTCAACTCCAAGAACTCCGTCAGCGTCATCATTCCATGCTCGAGGTCAACACCGTGATCGCGGGCAAACTGCTTTCGCCCCATGTCACACGAACCGGTCAAACGGTGGTGCCAATCGTAAAAATACTGCGTCGGATACGTTTTTTCGCGGTCTGTTTCACGCAGGAACGCATCAATGCGCTCATCTTCCGGCATATCCTCGAAAAGCTTGTCTCGAAGAGCCTCCATTGCTCCGCGCAGCGTTTCGCCGTGCGCAAAAACATTTTCCTGCTTGACGATGTAGCACGGTGTGAGCGTCAAATCCTCGTTCACGATTGCCCCATGCGCGGTGTTGCCGCGCACAGAGCGAATCAGCGTGTTTACACCGTCAATTCGAAAAACCGGCTCTCCGTTGAAACTTTTAATGCCGGAGCCGTCGCCGTCGCCGGAGCCGTCGCCGTCGCCGTAGCCGTAGCCGG